GAGCGCAAACCTGGCGAGGAGCGTTAGCATCGCAAGGACCATCGATGTCGTTGAAGGAGGGGTCGGTGATGAAGGTCAGCTGAGTGGTGTTGCCGATCATCTTGAAGTAGCCGCGCTGCTGCTCGGTAGACATGGTAAGCTGGTTCCAGATGTGCATCCAATCACCGTACTGGCGGTCGATACGCTGGCCACCGATCTCAACTTCAACCTGAGAGATCAACTGCTCACCGGGGAAGTCAAGCCAGCGGGCAAAAACGCCACCGTTAGTGTTCTTGAGGGCCTGGCTAATCTCGGGGAGAGTAACCTGAAGATAGGTGCGGTAAGCCAAATCACCATTACGAGAGATGGTGCAAGTTACGCGGCGACCAAAGTCGGCCTGGCCATTAAAAGTCTGCTCAATAGACTCCATGGCGAAGTTAGTGTGACGCTTGTAGCTAACCTTCCAGAAAGTAATCTGGGGGTTACCAGTCAGGTAAACGTCTTGGGCGCCATAGGCGACAAGTTGCATAAGTCCTCCACCCATTGTAAAATGCTTGTTATACTATTGAAAAAGAAAAAAAATCGCGGAAATTAACATAATATTCCGCATAAATAGAAATTAAACAAATTTCGCTAAACGTCTTATACACGGCGGTGGGCAGAGAGGAATACATACGGCGATTATGTCATTATTTAAGTATAAACCGCCCAAAAAGATTATTCTTGACGAGCGAAGTATAACTACTCTTGATAGCAAGCATAAAGAATTGCAGACAGAGTTTCAATATATACAAGATACAGTTATTCCCGAACTCGAGAATGAAAGAAACTCCCTAAAAGAGCGTATGTCTATTCTGAAAAATGGGAATGTTGAAAACACAAAAGTGTCTATTATGGATATTGACGCTAATGGAGATTTGAATGGAAATACCGGTCATGAAAAAGAACAAATGTACATGGACAATAATACTAATATAGAACCCTCTAAATATAAATCATCTCTCGAAGAATGTCTTGAAATCCGTGATAGAATTAAAGAAATAAATGCTACAATTAAAAAGTATCAACAAGATTATAAGAATTATTATCTACACAACAGTGAGTATATCTTCGAATATTTTGAAACAAAGAAAACAATCACAAATGGTGGCTCTATGAAGACAAAATCCCTAAATGCATTTTTCAATTTACCGGAAGCCAAAAAAACAGAAGAATTATTTAAAAATCAGCACAATAATGTTGAAAAATATATGTCTAGTATTGACCAGAATTATATGGATGTTTCTAAATATGTATATTCAACGGATATATGTCAATTCTGTCGGCAAGGTGAGATGATACCAATTGAAAGTGAAGGTATTATGGTATGTAATAAATGTTCTAAACAAGTTGTATTTCTTATAGACAACGAGAAGCCGTCATATAAAGAGCCGCCTAAAGAGGCATGTTTTTATGCATATAAACGCATCAACCATTTTCGCGAAATCCTTGCACAGTTTCAGGCGAAGGAGACTACCTCGATACCAGACCACGTACTTGAAAGTATTAAGCAGCAAATCAAGAAAGAGCGAATTGAAATCTCTCAATTCACTGATAAAAAAGCGAAAGAAATAATGAAGAAACTCGGATTTAATAAATATTATGAACACATTCCATTTATTAAAGATAAATTAGGGATTAAACCGCCGGTTATGACTCCAGATTTGGAAGAACGGTTGTGTAATCTGTTTATGGAAATCCAAGGGCCATATGCAAAGTTCTGTCCGGATGACCGGGTGAATTTCCTAAATTATTATTATACGGTTTATAAGTTGTGTGAACTTCTTGGGCGAACCGAATTTCTGCCGTTTTTTCCGATGCTGAAAGACCGTGAGAAGCGGATAGAGCAAGACCAGATATGGAAACAGATATGTCTTGAATTTGATTGGGTGTTTATACCGACGCCCTAGACGAGGGAGGAAAAAAAAGGAAAAGGATGAAGGAACGTCATTCGTCGCCATCGTTGTCATTCATTATCAGTTTCGGCATCAGATAAATCATTTATTTGATTGTCTTGTAAAGATAACGCATTTCCGCTATATCGTTTATTATCTGGCCACGTGACATCCCCTCGTTGGAAATTAGAGTTCTCCCACTCGCCATCATAGATTACACCATCTGAAAAGGTCATACGACCTCTTCCGCTCATCGTCTCGTCCGCGAAATTGCCTTCGTACACTCCACCATCAGGCCATGTATATTTACCACGACCGTGCTTCTTGTCGTCACGCCATTCTCCTTCATATATATCACCATTTGCATATACAAACTTGCCACGACCGTGCTTCTTGTCGCGTCGCCATTCTCCTTCATATATATCACCATTTGCATATACGAACCTACCACGACCGTCCTTCTGACCGTCTTTCTGAATTCCTCTATAACTCGACCCATCTGCATATGTAAAATTTGTTATCACCGACACTCCTTCCATTCCTCCCCTCATCACCTTTCTAGATTTCCTATCTGCCCGTTTCACCACCGACCGCCTTTTTTGCCGTTTTGATCGTACATTCTTATTCCTATGCGTCTTATTATAATCCTTCATTTACTGAATATAATACATAAAATATTATTTCGCCCCGCTGGGCATAAATCGTGTATTATTCGCGTAGATATTCCGAGCACACACATTCATTCATTTACTAAATAATATATACGCCGAATTATTCTATTATTCAAAACTCCACCCTATCGTCGTCGCATCCACCTTCGCCCACGATTCCGGGCATAAATCGCGTATATCGTGGGCTACACTCGGACCGAACCAAATACTCGGATAGCAAACAATCTTCTGCGGATTGGCATTAAAATATGCGCCCCACCAACTAAATGTGCTATTCGCGATGATATTATGGTCGCATACACTCATTAACAGCATCTGCTGCCAATCGGCGATAGTATCACGGACGAAATGAAACTCGATGTCGCGGCCGTAAGTTAGACCTGTTACATCTGTAGCGCAACGGTTCTGCAATTCAGTAACTTGCTTTGTAACAATTTCTTTATCACAAGGCTCATAAAAAACGAGAAATGTAAATGGTTTATCGTCTATATCTTTTGTAGATGCAATAATATGTGAAATCGCCCGATAATAATAATCAGTTGACATAATCGGATGTATTTTCATATGTAAATTTTGAATATTATCACCAAGACGAAAATGCAAACTTACGATTATTCGTTTTTTATCTGGACATCCTGGATAATCCTCACTCCACTTTTCGCTTCCATATATTTGTTTTATCCATGTTTGTTGCTGTGATAGTCGTATAAGTTTGCATATTTCATCGTACTCATCTTTAAAATATTTTTCGCTTTGAAAGTAACCATGAAACCGAAGTGGTTTCGGATATTTTGCTGTATCGGTAGGAACAGGTGAATATGCAAATCCAGTTTCATCCCAACGCAGTAAAGATTGGAACATTTTATCAGTTACCGCGTTACTCAGAGTAAGATATTTACGCAATTCTCGTAGTAATGTATTCCAGTGTGTATGTCTTGGGTGACCAGGATGTCCAGGCACATCATCATATTTCATAAAGAAAAATGTATCCCTATTTCGAAATGCCGCAGCAACAACATTGAATACCTGAAACAGTTGGTTTCCCAAACCGCCCATAATTGTTGTTGTAATCATAATATTTGATTGTAATATAAATATTATTCCGCTATAATTTTAAGTTAAAATGATGAATTTGCAGATTTTTGTTTGAATGCCGATTTTATGAAGATATAGTTGTTATGAAAATAAGATAAATAATAATCGATTATTCATGTATTCAAATCATGGTTCGCCGATTTTCTGATATAAAATATGCAATTTATATCAATCTAGATACGCGGATTGACCGACGTCAATTATTTGAACTCGAACTCGCTGGACTTTATACGCAATATCCACTCGATTTTACATTTTATCCAGTAGCACGTTTTTCTGCGATATCTGACAAACATGGAGCAATTGGCTGTACCAAAAGTCATATTGAATGTTTGCGCATCGCTAAAAATAATGGATGGGACCATATTCTAATTTTTGAAGATGATGCACATATCATTCACCCCGAAATATTAGTGCATCAAGTAAATTTGTTCCTTTCACAGTTTAAAAATAACTGGGACGTCCTTTTGTTGTCTGGTAATAATTTCCTACCATTTAAAATAGAAGGTCAAGAATGCTTTCGAGTTTCGAATTGCCAGACTACTGGTTGTTACCTAGTTTGCAGTCAATATTATGATACATTGATTTCGAATTTCGAAGAGAGCCTTGCCGGGCTTATAGCAAATCCTGAAAATAAGCAAGAGTTTTCATGTGATATGTTTTGGAAGCGTCTTCAGCGTAAAGACAGATGGTATCTTATCACACCAATTTGTGTTATACAACGCGCAGGATATAGTGATATTGAAAAACAAGAAGTAAATTACGAAAAAATGATGACCGACTTAGTAAAACAAAAACCACGTAGAAAATAATAATGCGAATAATACTAATCCTATTCATCTGTTAAATACTTATCTACAATCCACCATGCAAAATCCCGGTCACTTGGATAATGTAACCCTGCCATAATGCGTATATTTGCGCATTTTGTTGCGATTTCCATAATCGCGTGGGTTTTTGCAGGAAATCGGCGGGAGAGAATTTTTGCTAAATAATACGCCTGAACAGCATGTCCAGATGGATATGCTGGTGTATTCGCTGTATCTGAATGAAGAAGTGTGCCGTTTTGTTTATTAATTATTTCTGGTGCAATTTGTGCCGGACGACCGCGATTATATATACATTTGAGTGTTTTTATAACAAACATGACACGCGAACTAGTAATAATACGTTTCATTTCTTCTGCTGTCATTTCATCTGGTTTGATAATTGATGTGAATGCAGTAGAGAGGTTGATATCGGTTAGTCGAAAAAAAGCAATATCGCTTGGCATACGTTTCATGATGTAATCACTCACGACTATATTTACTTCCGAGCGACTGTCCGGATATACTTTACCAAACCCGGGTATTGAGAGATTGAATGATGGATACCACCAATAGTAGCGCGTCGGCTGAACAAGTAGTACAATAATATAAACAATTAATAATGCAATAAATATACGGAAATTGTCGGGGTCTCGTTCTACAATATGGTAGTGATACGAGCTAAACCTCTCTCGTAATTCAGTTACAGTTCTGCTTTCTTTTTTCGAAGGTGGTATACCCAACAATATGCGGATTTCATTCCATTGAGGTAATACTATCATTTTTCTGTAATATATACTACTTAAGCATATATTATAGATACATCATCATTATAAATTATGGTGATTTACACGCGGAGAGGAGTTGGGAACCCGACAAGGTTAGCGCCAATACCGAAGCCTGCACCGGTCCTGGCGCTAACAGCAAGACTGGGAACATAAGTATCCAAAATGCTAAATGTTGCAGCAGCAGTAAGAGCAATCAATGCGACCTCATCAAAAGAAAGGCTGCGTTTAGGAATGGCATAAGCGGCGATAGCCACCATAACACCTTCGACCAAATATTTAATGGTTCTCTTGACGAGTTCGCCTAAATCAAAAACACCGGACATTTGATGATTTATTATAAATAATAATAAGAAATTAATATTTATGAATGATGATATTATTCTCTGGAATAAAATGCGTTAAAATACTTAAACAACTATGTCATACTATATTATAATCTAATCTATGTCGCAGCAGCATCCCCCATCCGGCGTTGAATTAAAACATACTAAAAATGGTGATGTAAATCCAAAATACGTTGATTTGTTAGAGGAAGATAAGCCTATTGCTGGCCAGAAATTTGCATGTTTATCCTTCATTAGTCCGGAGTCTATTTTGAAGCAAAAAGACCATTTCTTGTTTGAGAAGTTTCTTCATTATTGGGATTACCATAAGTCAATGGAAAAATTTATCCAGTTCCTTAATTTTTGTTCTTACAAATACAATATCAATTTCGACAAACTGTCTGCCGACTTTCAGGAATTTGCTAAAGAAGAAAAGCTAGCTCTTCAAAAAACGAATATTTATGACGAGTATAAGACGTTTCTTGATAAGCACGAGGATGACCTTGAAACCGAATTTAATGAAAAGCATAACTTTCAGACTTCAGTGCGCGGATTGAAGGTTCGTGGTGTTTTTGGCTCACAAAAAGAGGCCGAGCTGCGTTGCCAAATGTTGCGTGAGGTGGACCCAAACCACGATGTCTTTGTTGGCCCTGTCGGATTGTGGGTTCCGTTCCATCCTGATGCTTACAAGACTGGGCGTGTGGAGTACATGGAAGAGACATTAAACCAATTGATGGCAGAGAAGAAGAAGAATGAGGAACAGGCGAAGACTGAGTTTGATAAGCGCGTGAAGGAAACAAAGGCAAAAGCCATTCAAGAGAATATGAAGCTGGCGAAGGAGAGTGGCAACAAGCTTACACAGATGTTGGCAAATGATGGTGAGACACTCGTCGATGCAAAGCCGCGTGATTTGGAGTTGAAGTCGGACGAGAGACACGGTGTCAATGAAAGTGTTGGTGGTGGTATTTGGAATGATGCGGATGAGACATCTTCAATGTCAATGACTGTTGAGGAGATGAGAAAAGAACTTTTCGAGAGCGACGACGTTGTTATGGATAAGAATAGTGACCATGGTCTTTCGAGACTCACAGGTTCAGATGTTGATACTCCAAAAGAGTAATCGATTATTATTACTGCGTAATATGCATTTATGCGGTACAGTAATAATAATCATGTAAATATACAATTCATTACCACTTACTTTTCTTAACATTAATCTTCGGGCCTTTACTATTTTTGGCTGCATTAGGGTCATATGCCTGTTCTCCTTCATCATCAGAACCGAGATTTTTTGATATTTCCCAGAACTCTTTACTGCCCAGCTTGAAAGGCCCGTGCTGTTGTGCTTTGTACCAGAATATTTGGTCTTGTAATTTATTGGACTTCGCGTTATTATTAATAACCAAACACTCATAATTCTCGGTACATTGGTCCATGACCTGACAAAAGCTCTCAAATGTAGGGAACATACCTGCATAATTGTCATAAATTCGTTTACGGTTCGCAATATATGGTTCACGAAGAATAAAAACGTAGTCAATATTCGTGCGGAGATTTGGTGGGATACCAAGAGGATATTGCATTGTTATTACTAACATGATTTTCCAATGACGCCCATTCATGAAGAGGAGCCTCATCATCACGTCCTTTGTCCATTTATTATCATACAAACAGTCATCTAATACAACAAACGTACGCGGGTCAATGGATGACTTTTTATAGGTATCCATTTCCTTCTTCACTTGCTTTAACACAGCCTTTTGCCGTTTGAGGATGTTTTCTATAATCGCTGTATTATACGCATCATGAATAAACAACTTGGGAACATGTGCAGCAAAGAACCCATTCCCAGCTTCTGTACCTGATATAACGGTTCCAATCGGAATATCTTGGTGATGAAACATCAAGTCTTGGACAAGAAAACTTTTACCTGTATCACGACGTCCAATGAGAACAATAACTGGACCTTTATTTTCATCAGGCCGAAAACTGATGGCCTTCATATCAAATTTCGTAAGTTCTAAATTCATGATGATGAATGGTTCGTATCACCTTGTAATACAAATAATACATATTTTTTTTACTATATTTTACACGAGCGCCCGTTTAAAATCAATATAAAACTTCTATCGAACAATCATATTATTATAGTGTATTTTAGGAAAATGACAACAACATTCCAACTTCATTATAGAAAACACAAATATACTCCCGAGAAGATAGATGCTGCATTATTGTATGATATTCAAAACTATATCCCCATATATTCTAGGTTTTTTGATATTAACGAGACAAACTACAATAGTATTCAATTGAACCAAAAGTATTATTTACATAATATCATTGAGCATCCTACCCAAATTCTTACCAACAATCCGAACAGACCCAGTGAGGAAGATAACGATGTTGATGGTTACAAGTCAAGTCATACATCGCTAAATCATTTAGAAACAGTGATAGGCGACGACGCAGGAAATACAACAAACGTTCCAGTGTTTGTAAAATATTCACCTCTTCTTGACCCTATTCGGTATTTATCTGGAAAATATGAGACGTCTTCTGGTTTATCAAAGGCGATTGGAGCAATACTACCTAAATACAACTCTACTCTAGATAATTGTGATGAAAAGATACTGAATACAAATAATTCTTCATACGTAGATGGTTTTTTTTCATATTTGACAAGTAAAACGCTTCATACGCATGGTATTGTGCATGGCTTGGATTATTATGGAAGTTATCTTTGCAAACAGCGCGAATTTTCAACAAACGTGTTTGATGACATAGATTATTTGGCGGATTGTTCCTTTTTTAATACCTACGAAAATGAACGTTTTTTCATCGACTATTCTCAATTCGGTGAAGATGATACAAATATCAGCGCCAACAAATTATTGAAACTGAAAAACAAACTCAATCCTATTATGAATTGCAACAATGAAACAAATAATGGATTATTATCCAACGATTATTTCAGCAAAAAAGACCATATCGATATTTTAGAGGACGTTTCTATATGTGATACAGCCCATATTATTACATCGGAAACTACGGATAAGGCCGTCTCTGTATGTCAAGATATACAATCTCTCGACGTCGTTGAAATAAATATGGATGATTTCGATACACATCATCAGCGTACAAACGAGTGCCAACTCGATATATCAACAACATTGCATCCAAAAAATAATACGAGAGACAACGAAGACAGTGACAGTGATACATCCCAATCCAATTCATCTTATACAACTATGGATGAAAGTGATTGCGACAGTGAGTGTCACAACAATGATGAAAATTCTAAGTGTGAAAAAGACAAGACCACCGAAAGTACGCACCACACATATGATGATGATACATATGATAATACATCAGATGAACGTTCGACCTATTCTGATGATGATGGCGATAGTGATGATGGTGATGGTGATGATGATGGTGATGATGATGATGATGAAAAAATTATCGTAAAAATTAAAGATTTTCCTGTTCAAGCGATTTTGCTAGAAAAATGCGTTAATACGCTGGACCATATCATGATGCACGACGAACTAACAAAAGAAGAGTGGGCATCAATACTGTTTCAAGTGATTATGACCCTAATTATTTACCAAAAAATGTTTGCATTCACCCATAACGATCTTCATACAAATAACATTATGTTTATTGAAACGACAGAGGAGTTTATTTATTATCTCTACGATGGTCAATACTATAAAGTTCCGACCTATGGGCGTATTTTCAAAATCATCGATTTTGGTCGTGCAATATATAAATTTCATGGTGAATTGATATGTAGTGACAGTTTTCACCCAAAAGGCGATGCGGCTACGCAGTATAATTTTCCACCATATTATAATCCGGAAAAAACTATAGTAGAGCCGAATTACAGTTTTGATTTGTGTAGGTTTGCATGCGCACTATTTGATTATTTTATTTATGATATTAAAAAAGTAGATAAATTGTGTAAGTCTGACCCGATTATTAAGTTGGTCGTGAAATGGACAATGGATGATAAAGGTCGTAATGTGTTGTATAAATCAAGCGGTGAAGAGAGATACCCGGACTTTAAATTGTACAAAATGATTTCTAGATCAGTTCATAACCATATTCCATCAAACGAAATTCACAACCCGGTATTTGAACCGTATAAAATTACATTAAAAAAATATAAGAAGCATGCGGCATTAGCAGCAAAATTTTTAAATAATGGCAAGAATACGCATATATTTATTAACGTTGATACGTTACCGTGTTATTGTTGATGATTTCAATGTCTATTTTTGAGTAATCATCTCTCGGTGAGCGGGCATTCCATTCTTAGCGATAAACTCAATATGCCGCATGATCATTCCCAAACTGGTTCCAGAATGCCCCGTTTCCATATTGTTTTGAACCAGCGAAACAATGCGGTCATCGCCATAACTGAACATGAACCCTCGGTTTTCCGGTGGGCTGTATTTCGAAAGATGGGTCCAAACACTCTTTGCATCAGATTGGAGGGATAGTTGTCCGGCGCGAATAATTGCGCGCATTCCATCCCTTAACATATCCTCCATCCATTTGCTATTCATATAAGATAGGTCATAATCTCTAACTGCATCCAATGTAAGAGGCCAGTATTCTTGAGACGCGGTGGAAGGAGGACGCTCCAATTCAACAGCAACAGATTCCGGCGCAACAGTAGAAGAATTAGAATTATACATTAGAATGATTAACGATTGAACGATTGAACGAATGATATTGAATAATGAAAACATATTATTAATTTCAATTTTTTATGTTTACCTTTTGTGATGTATTAAATATGTCATTCATTGAATAGTAGAACAAACCTACGAATATATATATTTCTGGTTATTATATAATACATAGTTATTACATAATATAAAGAGGTTCCATCATAAATATGTCGTTCGCACATTATGTTTCTGTATTCGCGCCGATTGTCAGTTGTATACAATTATTTCCACAGTTATACAAAACATACCAAACAAAACACGTAGATGACTTATCATTATATTCATTATTCTTACTATTATTAACAAGTACACTTTGGTTGATACATGGATATTTCATTCAAGACACGTCTCTTATAGTTGCTGGAGTAATTAGTACATTTGTAAATGTGGTTCTCCTGTTATTATTTTTCAGATACCACCGAATATAATCCATATAAACATAAATCTAGTTTTATATATTATTATTGTATATATCAATATAAAATGAGTGTAGCGGAAAACAAAAAGCGCGACGTAATAACGATTGAAGGTACAACATATGATATAACAGAGTTCAAACATCCTGGTGGAAATATCATTAATTATGCAAAAAATCTTGCGGACTCCACTGAAATATTCAATGAATTTCATCACCGTTCGTCGAAAGCTAAGAAGGTTCTGCGTTCGTTACCACACTATAATGATGGGCCTGAAAATGTGCCGAAACATCCAGAAAGACAATTGACACAACATGAAAGAGAGATGACTGATGATTTTAGAGAGATGCGGTCAACACTTGTTCAAGAGGGATGCTTTGAACCTAATTATATTCATGTATATTTCCGTTTATTGGAAATCGCGTTTTATTTCGGTCTTGGAACATGGCTGGCATCTTATAACACATATATGTCGCTTCTCTCTTTCATTGTATTTAAAACTCGTTGTGGTTGGGTACAACATGAATGTGGACATCAAAGTTTTACAGGTAATAAGCGTTTGGACCGCACAATTCAAACATTTACGATGGGGTTTGGAGCCGGTTTAAGTTCAAATGTATGGAATTCGATGCATCAAAAACACCATGCTACTCCACAAAAGGTGAAATATGATATCGATTTAGATACAACCCCGTTTGTTGCATTTTTTAATAGAGCTTTTGAACAAATTCCAAATAGCAAGTTTTCTTCACGTTTTATGAGCCGATGGTGGATGCGTTTCCAAGCATGGACATTTCTACCAATTGTGAATGGTATATTCGTTCATTTGTTATGGCTGTATTATCTTCATCCAAAGAAACTTCTCCGTCGTGTGTGTTCAGCGACCTCAAGAGAAGTGTTTTTAGAATCATTATTCGAGGTTGTATGTATGTCTTTATTTCATATTTATATTCCCATGATATATTCGAGTTACGCTGGTTATGGAGTGATATATTCTTATTTTCTATTTATGGTCACTAATTTCTGGAATTTCATATACATGTTTGGCCACTTTTCTCTATCACATACATTTACAGAAGTTGTTTCAGAACACGATAACATTCTTTGGTTTGAGTATGCAATTCAACATAGTGTTAATATTTCTACTAAATCACAACTTGTCACATGGATTATGGGGTATCTGAATTTTCAAATCGAGCATCATCTTTTTCCATGTATGCCCCAGTATAAAAACGCAGTTGCTGCGCGATATGTTCGCAAATTTTGCGATAAATGGGCACCTCATTTGAAATACGTAGAACATTCGTATTGGGATGCATGGTGGCTCATGTTGTCCAATTTGAACAAAGTTGGAAAACATTATTATACTCACGGTATTAGTATGAATGATACCATCGTTTCGCCTAAACCAACTGAAACAATACCATTACAGGAACAATCAGAACATGATAATGTGTCTAGTGACAGTGACCCAGAACATTTGCATTTAGATTAAAATCCAGGTGTATCTACAAATACTGCAGGGGGGGTGCTTCCACTAGTGCTCCCATTACCACTACTAATATTATCGAATTGATTTAATATAAACACGGCTAGAATTGAAGAAATACAGACAACAATAGAATCGCGAACAAGAACTTTCAATGGTTTTTGGTTATCGAGATCCACAAAACGCATTTCTACAAATTTTAATAAAAAATAAATAATAGCAACAGCTGCTCCTATAATTGCTAATTTTGTCGAATTAAACATGATTAACTGGGTACTACCGTTTATGTATATAGCTCTAAATAGATGTATATACATACAATTTCAATTATTTATTTATTATTATACGCGTTTTCAAGTTTGAAATGCCATCATAACTGGAGGATAGCAAAAATACATTATTACACCGGCGATTGCTAAAAACACAAACGAAAATACGAAAATAAGAATATCGATTATGAATATATTATCATACCAACTGCCTCCATCATCGTCGTCAAACATTTTATTTTTTATATTATAACAGATGAATATTTCACGTGCTGAACTATTATCCCGTAATATACCGATAGTAATTCTGTTGTTAAGACAATACCTCAATATCGTCTAAAAGAGGAAGTGCATTGAGGTCTTGTCTATCGTTCAATGTATGGATATCGAGAGTATCCAAACGAATATCATCACCAATCTTTAAACGGCCAGTGTCACCGTCATCATCGTCTCCTCCATATTCATCGTCATCATCTCTCATATATTCATTCTTTCTCTCGCTTGAGTCAGTTTCAAACGTTCGCACCTCGTTCTCTCCAAACGAAATACCACCACTAGTATTGCTTGCATTATTTACGTCAAGTGTGTTAGATGATAACTCGGATTGGTCTGACAATGACGATAATCTCTCAGCCCCATTCAATTCACCAACAAAATCGAGCTGGTCTAATTTGGCCGGTGTATTCGTGTCATTGTTTCTATCGGCACCTCCGTCATTTAAGTCATTATCGTCGGAAATACGGTCGCGATGTCTTCGTCTGCGTGTGCTTCCATGATGTGCGCGCCGCCTTGCGGAGAGATTTGCATCTTCTTCCGAGAGAATAGGTTCTTGCTGAATAACTTCTTCATTCTCAGTCACTTCCACTACATCCTCAATTGTATCCTCTAAATACATCTTAATTAGTTCTTCTACCGGGATATTATCGCGAATTGTATTATAAATACATTCCTTTACAATAATCTCAAATTCGCGGTTGTTTCGCTGAGTATGTAGTGGTTGAATACCTCTCTCGAAAATATATACGTTTGAATACACTTTTCTTGCAGAATTCACGTAAATCTTATGAATAAAATCAGCCAATTGCGGAATTTTTATATCCACCTTTTTTTGCTTATTTCCAACACGCATAACTGTCATACATTTCAAATGAATAATATGCACGCATGTTATCAAATCCTCTAAATAACCACATGTACTGCGTTCCTTAATTCGCGCAGTCTCTTCCTTGATTATATTTGGGTTCCATTTTGGAACTCTCGAGAGAAGATTTTGAAATGTCATAAGATATTTGTCTTGCTCTTTATTACCGACACACAATTTCACTGCTTCATCAAAGATAGAACGTATCCCCTCCTGAATAAGTGGCGTAAGTATATTCACCAATCTCGACGCCCATTCGTTCTTGGATTCGTAAAGTGAAGTAACAGAATAATCATCCATCGTGTATAAACTATATAATTAAGTATTACATAAATGAAATATTTTCTAAACTCAAATTACAACGAAATACAATGAAATGAAGAAAATATAATATCAGTAATTTCTCATTCCGAAACTCTTTTCTAACCTTATCAAACATAATCAACAATTCATACCTTTTTATATCGATAATATCTGGATGATTATGAATAAAATCAATAATATCTAGACCACAATAGCCTTGTTCGTATAAAGAAATAGATAGACCCAGAATTGTTTCATACTCTTTACTCGTTGGTAGTTTATTTTCAGTATTATCATCCAGTATATTCATCGATTGATTTGGTTTTAAAAAACTTGAATGTATTTTTATAAGTTCATTCAATGTATGTTCTCTCGATTTAATTATTTTATGTGTATCACATGCATTATCGGCTAGATATGTATGAAGATTTATACCATTGCTATGCATATTTGTGTGCGGTGATTGCATTTTATGGAATGATTGTTCTTGTGTTATTGCATATGAAAATACCGGGGGGGATATATAAATATCGCAAAATCGAGAAAGTATAGGTTTTAATAGACTATCTTTATTTTCAACAACAATAAAAAACCGCGTAGATGAACTGAATAATTCAATACATCTCCGTAATGCCGACTGTGCATCTATTGTCAGTTTATCCGCGTTTGTCAAAATAACTGATTTGAATATCGCGCCTTCTTTCATGTCGATATTTGTCTTTGCGAAAAATTTTAACTCTTCACGAATGAACCGTATGCCTTTACCGTGTGCACAATTCGCGCGCATAACGTAGTTTTTTATAGCCGTTTTATCTCCATCATATATTGAAAAAATAAATCGATTTAATATAAACGTTTTTCCTGCCCCATGAGGGCCGTAAAATATAATATTAGGTATTTTTCGGTTTTTAATAAATACATCTAGTTTTTTATGAATATTTTCATGTATATTTTCTAATTCAGGTAATTTACTTGTCATTATAAATTTAATGTATCAGAAGCTTTTATAAATAACATTATTAATAATGACAAATATTGTTTAATTCAATTTCATAATACATTTCGTACTCGATTATAAATTAATCACTTGGTCGTACGGTTTTACACTTGAAAGATTTCCTGGCATATTACTTTTGCCGTCATTGATTTCACCGGAACGGCCTTCTCCGTCAGCATAATAATAATTTGTGGTATAATAGTAATTTGTTGGTTTAGACGCAGTATAAAACGGTGACTCCTCTTCATAACTGTGACCATTATACATCCCGAGATATGCTGTCGCCGCAGGTGAACCATCTTCATAATAATAAGCATTGTGACGATAGGTGCGTTGATTGGAGTCTGGGTCATAAGGGTCAATCCATTGTCCAATTCCGCGTATAATATTTCCGGCAGCATCACGAATTGTGCCAAAAAGTCCTGGACTTTGTCCATATTCATAACCCTGACGCTGCCCTTGAACGGTACGAGGTGGTCGTCCATAACCGCGAAAATTACGAGTAATACCACGACGATAAATGTCATCATCCGCAAGCGGCGAAGAACTTGATACTGTTGCAATATTATCGTAAGTTGACCTGGTTGTTGCAAGCAAATTTCTTTCAAGTTGCGTTCCATCTGGTAAATACGTAGCCCACCGGGTGACTTTCAGACAGTCGGCATCAATACGGCATGCGTCAGAACCGGTTAATCCGGGATTATTGCACTTCCATGGACACTTTCGCATAAGTAAAATATTATTTCCATCTGCTGACTTAATTAGGTTGCCACTTACATCTAGTCGATAAATATTTTGGCAATTACCTTCGTTACTTGAGAGATTGGACGGTTCAACGCATTTACGCACATGTCCGTCATCCCCATATCTCCAATTCGCACCATCGTACCATGAATCAGGATGACTTGCAATCAACCTATTACGTCTAGCAACAGCGACATCGTATTTAAGTTGAGCATCTGTTTTAGCGGTCGTTGTGGTTGCAGCACGAAGTGCTTTATATGCAGTTTCGTATTCATTCTGTGCTTCAACTGCCCAGTTCATCTGACGTTTCACATCTGAAATGAGAACAGATGATGCAGCACTAGTTACATAGGTTGTTCCATCACTCGCTGTTCCGGATGATGTAGGCGAACCGCTACTAACCGCTGTTGAAGCTCTTTTTGGTATTGCCGGAAATGTATATTCACCTGCATCCAAAAAGTTAGTGCTTGTAAAATTATATGCAGCGCCTACTGTGTTGACTGTAGCTGCCAAAAATGTTCTTAATTTAACTCCTGTGGATGAAGACTGGACCACCGCGTCTGGCGTACGAAGACCATAAATAAACATGGTCGCGGTAGTATTTGCAGCGATAGGATTGTCACCACTCAATTTAAACGATGCATACGATGGAGAACCACTTGTAAATACCAAATCCCTATATGCAAAAGAGTTGGACCCCTGACGTATCTTTAATTCTAAATTCGTTCCGTCTAATCGTAACAAGTTTGGAATTTGTATCATCATTAAATCACCAACGCTCATTGGATTTGTTAATGCAAAATCTAACTTGAAGACTGTCTGGCTTCCGGTTGGTGTTTCGGTTGTTGAGTCGTCACGTTCGAGTAACTTGGCCAATGGTGTAGTTGTTATTTTACGGCATTCTTGATAATTACTATCTAGGTCGTATGTTTTATTGCTGAATATTTTAACTAACTTCGTTGAATCTGAAGAGTATAAATTCACAGCAATTAATTTCTCAGCCCCTGTTTCTAATGTGACATATTGATTTGAAGTAGGTGCTGCGGGTGCTGTTGTAGGTGTCTTAATTCCAGTCAATTCTAAAACATAGATACCAGGTCCAACATCAGCGCCGGTTTGTTGCGGAGTATATGTGACTTCAATATTTGTTCCAACTGTGGCAACAACTATACCTGGTGACGGTGCTGTAATTGTTTCAATAACCGGTGCATTCGGGCTATTTAATCTCAAGGTTAGACCCATGCCTGTTGTATTTGTATTCGCAGCATACATACTCGGTATTGTAATTTTAACTGTTCTCGCCGGAGTTTGACCGCCTTTCAAGTTCACGCCAGTACTCGTTGTAAACATAAACCGATACTTCATTTCGCTATTCTGTACAAATTCGCATCGGTTCAATATAACTTTTCCTTGTGTTGCACTAGTAGATGAAGGTGCATTAGTATCGTGAGATAATGTCATAACAGATATTACAGGTGATATTGTCATTCCTTCAATTACACCTGTACCATATCCCTCTGAAGGTGCCATCCAAGTTCCGAAACCACCATTTCGATATGTGCGTGAAATCCATACACTCACCAATAACACTAACATGAGTACGAATATCACCGTGTATTTATCATTAAATAAATCCAATAAATTCATGGAATATAATAACTAATATATTGTTATAAAATTATCTCTAGTGTATAGTGCATATCTATACATGATAAATAAATCTCTCGGCACATCTAATTATGAACCTCTGCGTTGCCATAAATAGATGTAATGTTTAATTCAATACGTTTGTAAACTATGCGTATATGGATTTTGTCTAAATGCATTCAAAATATCCGGCTGAATTCTCTCGTTCAGTTTTGTTTCGTCGTAACTCTGGGGCATTGTCATCTTTCCGTAAATATCAATGCTAGGTATAGACGATGGTGCATTTGTCGCAATCATAGTTCGGTGATTAGCGCGGTCAGAATCTAAGCGACCAATCTGAACATTTGTATTCGAGTTGAAGAGTGACATCGAACCGTGATTGGTAATATTTTTATATGTCTTATTGACATTATTACGCTGGTTATAGGCAGCATTATATAATCCATTGCCCATACGTGTAGCTGTTCCACCGGCACCTCCTAAATAGTCTGTGCTTGTCGTTGCACGTTCTGTATCAACCGGAGTATTCTGAGAGATTAAATAGCCAGCGGCTGCCTGGCGTTCTACATTAAGGTGGTCATAGCCAACTAAACCAACAGTGGTTTCTTTAATTGTGGTGGGTGCGCGGTCAGCTGGATTGAATGTAGCAGTAACTGCAGCAGGAACCGGCATACGCGCATTCTCGTAAAGTCGAGCATTTCCAACCACATTTTCCTTACGCGAAGGTTTCAATACATCTAATAAAGGAGCAACAACAGCTTTTAATGCACCGTGAATACCACCCATCTCATTTGGGCGTACGGTTGTTCGGTTATTATGTGTAAATTTGTAGCTCATACGACCAAAGTCCGCTTCAGTTGCAATATTTTTCTCAGCAGCGTAAGGGTTGATAATTGGCTTACCGTCATAAGTCTGACGGCGTGTATCTTCGAAATTTTTCGGCGCATACATTGCACTTCCACCATCGGCCGGTGCGGTTGCACCAAAATACTCAGTTGTCGTAGTCTGACGATTGCTTTCACGGTCCATCTCAATTGCACGTTGTGTTTCACCCTTTTCTGCCCCGGTTGTTGTAAACCATCGGTCAGGAGTATTCACAAAAAATGTATCTGGCAAATGTTTTTCCATTCGTCCTAAAGTTTCAGCAGTAGGCGCATTTTGAATATAGTGTGCTGCAGGTCCTTGATGACCGTCAAGAGAATATGAAAGCTTCGGATTTGTCTTTACACGAAGCTCGTCGACACCACGGTCAATCCATTTCTCTCGAGCTTCCATTCCAGAATTATATCCAAGTGTTCCTTGCGCACCGTATCCTTGATCTAATCCAGGACCAACACGAACTTCTTCCCACGGTTTTACATTTGCAATTTTCATGCTTGGAAGCACGCGTGATTGATAAAAATCATTTTGATTTGGCATACCATTGGGTAGATGAAGATTATCGTGGGGCCGGAACAACGGGGCTTGCTCTGTCTTGGATACATATTGTGAACCACCGCCAACTTTATTGTCGAGCACATTTTCATGCATATTTGCTCCGGTAGTAATACCCCGCACCCTGGCACCATAATAAGGTTCCATGTTATTATGTGTAAATGTCTTCGGGTCAATTCTCGCGCCCATGAGAGAAGTAAACCCATCCTTGCTATAATTATCCCCAAATTGTGTATCTAAACCTTCACCGATAAGCCCACTGCCGGACATAGACCCGGATTCCGACGGAGCGATAAAATCATTCTTATCATTTGAAAAGTCGCGACCTCGTTCTGCAATTCCACGAAGTATGCCTACACCCCCTACTCCACCAGCAACGCCAGCAGATATCTTATCGTAATCAACATTATTCGCATAATATCGATCCGTCGGTGTATTCGGGTTTGTATATTGATTAACGTTAGTTCCAGTGTTTGGGCGAACCACTGGATAATTCGTAACTGGAATATTCATATTTGGTAGATATCTAGAATTATTTCCATTTGGGTTCCTGTACGGTTCTTTCACATCATTGCTTTTGTGATTGGATGCAATAAAAGCTGCCCCCAAACCTCCTAATATTAATGCGATTTCGGCCATATGTTATTGGTACTACTGCTATTATTATATATATTATTCTAATACATATAATATTCATTTCATACATTATTATGAAAACAAAGCGTTTGTTCCGCTAAACTGTCGAATATCACCTACATCTTGAATGCTTGTTTGATAACCTGAAGTCGCACCGCCTAAACCGCGCTCATTATCTCGTCTTCCGCCAACCATTCCTTCTAATGTAGGATTTCGATGTAATGGATGTACATTAAAATAGGTATCGTCTGAAATACCAGGCACGGTAGTTTGCGGTACAAACCTATCTTTTTCGATAATACGTGTATTCAAATTATTAAAAAATGGCATGAAGACATTTTCCTGTGGGTCGAAATGTAACATCTTCCAGTTATCTTGCTCAACGTCACGCAACATCCAAGCGGGATGTGTTGCTCGTGTTTGTTCGACGGAACTTCCGCCACGAGTAGGGCACTGTATCAATTCGTTATTACGTGTAGCAAAGGATGCACGTTCATCGTGATGATAATTCTCTACCGAGTCGCGATTTAATTTACGTGAAAGACCGAATAGTTCTGCTTCAATATCAACCGTATTCGTCATAATATTTCCGGCCCATAACTGCGGACGAATATAAGGGTCTTCATAATAAAGAGGTTTATCGCCCGGACCAGGCACATTCAAACAATATCGTCCTACGTCAGTAGATTGTTGAAGTTGTTTTTTTATACGGTGAGGGTCATCATGAAAACGCGTAAATGACATTCTGTTGTAGCTATTATATCATGGTAAAATAAAACAAACCTAAAAACAAAGAGATATTTTATGCAAGTTAAATATGATTATTACAGAAATGGAAACATCCGAACATGGCATAACATCTAAAGATTGTGAATATGCTGCCGAGATAAAAAGAAAACCGTCTAAATCTTACACATTATGTCTTAATATGATTGTGAAAAACGAGTCACATATTATTATAAAAACGCTGAAAAATCTATGTAGTTATATCGAGTTTGATGCATATTATATATCTGATACTGGTTCAACTGATAATACAATCGAACTTATTCGCGATTTTTTTAATCAGCGTAATATTCCTGGAAATATCGAACAAGTTGAATGGCGTGACTTTGGATTTAATAGAACACTTGCTCTTCAAATGGCGTTTAATAAAACAGATTATCTCTTTATTTTTGATGCAGATGATTCGATACGTGGAGATTTTAAAATGCCGAACAATTTGACACATGATGCATATCAACTGAAGCTGGGTCAATCATTTGTTTATATGCGAACACTTATTGTGAATAATCGCAAAAGATGGCGTTATATTGGGGTACTTCATGAGTATATTAACTGCATAGATAAAGAGGAAAGTTCTCATGTTATACCTGGTAATTATTATGTCGATTCTGGTAGAACTGGTAGTCGCAATCAAGACCCCAATAAGTATATTAAAGATGCAGCGGTTTTAGAGCGTGGATATTATGATGAAATTGCGAATGAGAGTAATGGTATAACTAGTAGTGGTGGCGGTGGTCGTGCACTTGCCGAAAGATATGCATTTTATTGTGCTCAAAGTTGGATGGATGCCGGTTCAGGTTATATTGACAAGGCGATTGAGTGGTATCTTCGTGTTTTAGACCAAAACAATTGGACACAAGAAAAATATTATAGCGCATTGTGTCTTGGCGATTTATATAACAAACAGGGTGATAAATATAATTCAATAAAATATTACTGTAAAACAATGGAATATGACGAAGAGCGTATAGAAGGGATTGCTGCTTTAACAGATAACCTTCGCACAGATGGGAACCATGTCATGGTGAATTCTCTTTATCATAAATATAAAGATTATAACAAAATACCACAAAATAAGCTATTCCTAACAATTGACAAGTATCATGATGTCATAGAATACAATAATTCTATATCTGCATTCTATATCTCAGACAAACGAAGTGGATATGAATGTTGCAAGACTATTCTTCGGCATAATATTATGAGTTATAATTACGTATTATCAACCTATCGAAATATGGTATTTTATCGACAGTTTTTTGAAGAGGATACGTATTCGGAAATATTGCGTTTATTTTATGTGGTCGATCATTTTCTCTCTGTGATTGCATCTAAAACGGATAATAATTATAACGATGATGATTTTGAAACGTGGAACATGCTATTCAAAAAAATTCGTAGTGCACTTACCGCTCCATGTGAATTAATAAAGATTACAAAAGATAGTAAAAAGGATAAAAGTCAAGAATTTCATATATTGCGTTCAGTTGATAAATTACCATATCTCGATAAAAATATCCCAGCGGTTTCACAGCCATCTGCATTAACAACTATTATCAAACGTGACCGTAATAAATCATCGCGTGTCATTATTACATTTACAACCTGTAAGCGATTGGACTTGTTCGAACAAACGGTAAATTCGATATTAAATATGTGGACAGATGTTCATATGATTGATTATTGGTATTGTGTAGATGATAATTCAAGCGAAGAAGATAGGACAATTATGCAAACAAAATATCCATGGATTGATTATTATATGAAGTGTAATCAGGAAAAAGGGCACCGCGCCAGTATGAAAATCATTTGGAGTAAATTAAATGAGTTACAACCAGAGTATTGGATACATATGGAGGATGATTTTCTGTTTCATACGCCTGGGAGTTATATAGAAAAAGCAACACAGATGATGACAGATGCGCGAAATTCTGGTTATAACGTGCGCCAGATATTATACAATCGTAACTACGGAGAGACAATTGGTGATTATAAAATTCAAGGTCATCGTATGTTACAACGTATGAAATATGATATGGCACTTCATCAACATAAAACAGTAGGGCATGATGATGTTACGTATCCAAATTGTCATTATTGGCCACACTATAGTTTCCGACCATCAATTATAGACGTTGAGGCTATTTTGGCGGTAGGTGATTATGATACGCCGAACCAGTTTTTCGAGATGGATTATGCAAATAAATGGATACAATTAGGTTTTATGTCTGGATTTTATAATCAGATTACAAATCGACACATTGGTCGTCTTACATCCGAGAGAAACGATAAATCACAACCAAACGCATATGAATTGAACCAAGAAAATCAATTCACTGCATCAAAATAGTACTTGAAATCCATTACATATTATAATTATGTTTTATTCTAACTTAATTATAACTGTGCATATTTACAAAACAAATAACAATAACAATGAATAATGACAATGATAATATATATGGCGATGGCTATTTTTTAGCTCAGCGGGACCATGCGTTGAACGACTTTCGCGAAAGTGATAAAGAAACAAAACGCAAAATAATCGAAAAAATGCTTACGCTTCGACATAATATGCAATACAATAAGCATTTACAATCTGTTTATGTGAAAGCAAAAGGATTGTTTGATGTCATGGTAGAAGAGCATCGCAATCAGTTATATTATTTAGATGAAATATATCGTCATATTAATCAACTTATACGTGAAAATCTATCGTCTATTTCTAAAAAGACTGATAGCCATGAAACTATGATGACAGAACTCGTGAAGGATAAAAAACGTATTGGTATTTTATTGAAAAAAATGCGAAACAGTTACGAAAAGTTAATGAATATAGATACAGTAATTGGTGTAACTATCGACAATATGAATGAAATCATGTTTATGGACGATATAGAAGAACGTGCCAACAAAAATGATGATGACGAACACGATGATAATACCATAGATGAAGAACAAGATGAACTTGTAGAGAGGGACCGTGACCTTTACGATATAGAAGAACATGACGACGAAGAACTAGATAAACAAATTGCAACCATTATAAAAGAAGATGGTTGCGAAATGTGTATTAGAGAATATAATCAAGGTAAAAAAAAATGCCAGTATTGTCAGTTTAATTTTGAATTAATAGACAATAATAAAGACGATGAAGACGATGAAGATGATGAAGACGATGAAGATGATGAAGACGATGAATACGATGAATACGATGAAGACGATGAAGATGATGAAGACGATGAAGATGATGAAGACGATGAATACGATGAAGACGACGACATTGCACTAGAAGACGAGGATGATGATACCAACAATGACTTACTAAAAGAAATGAATAAGGACAAAGACCTTGTCATAAATGATGAACTTGATACCGATACCAACGAAAATGATGACGAAAATGATGACGAAGACGAACACGAAGATGAAGACAACACATCTAATTCCATTATATTGGTATATTAGACATTTGATATTCACGTTTTAGAATAAATGAATGTAGTTGTGATGAGCGCGCAAATCTATGCTGTATCACCCATTTCCTACATATACGCTGAAAGATACGTAACCAAAATGTTTTGTAAATTGCAGCCATTTCATTTCCTGGGTTTAAGTATATTGTTTCTACAATTTCAATTGTAGCACCATAACATTTTGCGAATGCAATATAATCATCGAGTTTATTTGAATATCGAAATGTATAATGACAAATGTAATGCTCTTTTACTTGCGGTGAACTTGTATCCTCATTAAATCCGTGTATAGTTTGATTGAATTTTTGACATAACCCTAACTCATACAGCGACATAGATATAATAATTATAACATGTATGAATATAATTCAATTTTGTAATTTATTATATTCTTAAAATATATATTATCAATCATGTATATCAATAAGTTGTTTAATACACCATTTTTTCAAAATAAGTTTGTTCTATACGGTAGCTTATTACTTGTATTATTGAGTATCTTACGCCATATTTCAAACAAAAATATCAATGCAGTCGTGCTTATGGCACTAATCGGTCTGGTTATGTCTTACTTTAGTAAAAACATGATTATTGTTCTTTTGACTTCTTTTGCATCCGTTTTTCTTCTTGAAATGTTTGGAATGCAAGGAGTAACAGAAGGAATGAAAACAAAAGAAGGTTCAAAACCCATGAACAAAGAAAATAAAGAAGAAGACAACAAAGATGAAAATGAACCAAAAACAGTAACTAATCCCGCTACGACAGATGATGACGATGAGGAAACTGAAACACCAAATAGCGAAAAACCCACAGAAGGTAAACGTGAACAAATTACGGTGACTTCTAAAAAACAAGAGGCTACGAAAAAACAAGGAATGAAATCTCTATCTCCTGCAAGCTATGATGGAAAAGATGATGATGGAGAAAATGCCCATAAAGCAAAAGAAGCAAACCGTATTGATTATGCATCTACATTAGAGCAAGCATACGATAACATTGAGAGTATAATTGGTGAAGAGGGAGTACGTGGTTTGACGGACCAAACAAAATCTCTCATGAACCAGCAAAAAGAACTTATGGAAAACATGAAAGAAATGGGCCCTTTGTTGAAATCCGCCGAAGGATTTATGGAACAAATTACCGGTAACGGAGGTATTCGAGGAATAACTGATATGCTTAAGGGAATTGCCACACCTGCAAGCAAAAAATAAATCGAAAACGTTTTTACTACATATAATGGAATTCATTATCATTCCATTATATTTTGTTATAGGTAGTTATTTCAACTATAATGTTTAACAGGATTACTATTATTTACACCTGATGTATAATATACAAGTGGTTCGTCAATATATATACAATCTGTATATTCCAGCACTCTTTTCCAATAGTCCCAATCTTCTTCACCGCGTGGTATTAAATGTAATTTTCCCGTCTTATTTACAATAGAACGATGTATCATGATTGAAGAATTGTTTATATAGTTCGTCATATCAATCATTTCTCGGTTAAATACTTTGGGAATATCAGTTTCAAAATATGTACCTTTTATGGTATAATCTAGTGTATCCAATGTAAGCGAATTATGGTTAATTAAAAACATATTCGTCGATGAAAATTTGAAATTGGTTGATATCATATGATTTATTTGTTTTTCAATCTTGTTCTCGAGAAAAAAATCATCATCATCTAGAAATGCAATCCATTCACCTTTCGCGCGTTCTAATCCGTGATTTCTGGTCATACCTTGTGCTGATGTTACATTATATTTCGTTCGCATATTAATAGGTAAATGGATTATGGTTGTTTTTTCATATTTTTCAAGTTGGCCGGAATAATATCGCTGGTCCGTTGAACAATCATTCACTACAAAAATTTCAATATTTTTATATGTATTCGCCAAGACACTTTTTATGCAATGATTTAGTAACTCGTAACGATTATACGATGGTATAATTACACTTACACGTCCTGGTACGACCACTTGATTGTATGATGCGAACAGATAACTACTAGAGCATGCCCGCCAACGCATCCAGCTCCAGAGTCCATGCGCGTAGATTGCTCTATAATTGTGCCAAGCGTGACGAGCGTGACTACACTGCATCACTGATATAATTTCAGTCGGGGTCGGGTCAATTTGTTCGCCCATATGATGATATTTCAGTATATATAATAATACAATTGAGTGTTCCTTTATATTGCATCAACCCAAAAAAATAAATAAATGCATATAATAATACTAACCTCTTCTTGCGTTTAGCATTATTTATTATGGTTCGTAAATGTCCGCCAGGCGTTTTATGTTTTGAGAATATAACGTTCGTTATTTTGGCAGTTATTGTCATAGGTATTGTTATTTATGCACATTCCTATTTTTTTTCCAGCTCCCATACACACGGTCATAATCCACACGCCTACGGCCATCACGCACATGGTAGCGCGCCACTTATTATGATGACACCAATTGACACGCATTCTAGTTCGTTAGATTTTGGTATCGGAGGGCCATCTTCAAATCAGGATGTATTATTAAACCCATATGTTCCACCTTTACGTGATAATTCTATTGGTTCAACTCGACCAATCTATGATATTCGCGGAGGTGTTGAAACAATACATTACGGTGGTATGGATGGTGGATTTGGTGGCGCTGGGGTTCGTGTTAATGTTCCAACACGTTCGGTTGATACAACATATCGTCAAGTTGGCATTCTTACACGAAGCGGTAATACTCCATCATCGACATCAACACAAGAAACAATTCTTCCCCTTATCGGTCGACCATTATTTACAAACCGCGATAAATGGCAATTTTATACACTTAGTGACAAAAATAATGCAATTAAATTACCTGTTACAGTGAATGGTAAGAGTGGTACAAATGAATATGGATGTAATAATGTTAGTACAGGCGACATGGTATACGTTGAAGGATACAATGATGCATTTCGTGTTACTGCTTATGATAGTGCGTCAATACGTTACTTGCCACTATAAATTAATTTACACGTATGGACTGTGATTATTTATCTTTATCTTTATCTTTATCTACTTGCAACAACTGCTGAGACTGCACTAGAGACAGATGCGGCTGTTGACGATACCACATTTGACAATTGCGCTGTATCTTTATCATTTACATTTTCGATTGACGTGGGTTCGACGTTATTTTGTTCTATATTCTCAGTTGTTCCGGATGTTTCATCAGATGTTTCATCAGATGTATCTGATTTTGATTGTTTTCCAAGTTTTGATATTTGTTCTCCAAAACCTGAAATATTTGATGCATTATCATCGGTCTCTATTATCTTTGTTACTATTTTACCATTTTCTTCATATGTTCTACTTCGTTTAATATCATATGACGACCTAGACACATTATTGAACACCTCACATTCTCCATATGTTCCATTCGGACCATGACCCAATAATTTTATAAGTTTATTATATTCTTTTCTAATATTCAAAGATATATCCTTATTATTTTCAAAAAATGTCTTTAGCTGGGCAAATCCATATAATCTCTCGGACCCACGTATTTTATAAGAAAATCCGAAAACCGTTTTTTTAAAATCGGCAAATCCATCGGTCTTCGCAAACTCTGGATTTTCTAAAACCTCATTCAACATCTTGAATACATCTAGAGCCTTCGTCTTGTCAATATCTTTTTCATTTTCGAGGCTTAAACGAGCATGTTCGAGAGATTTACGCAAAGTTTGGACTGATGTTATTTTACATCCTTCCTTCAAATTAATGACATATGTATTAGATTCATCTATAACTGTCTTTCCTTGTTCATTTCCTGTCGCAACATTTTCTGCATCTCTCTTAAATTCATCTTCAGTCAAAGGCGCAACCTGTAACCTGAACTCAGAAGTATTTATTTTGTTATTTCTATCAAGCTTTCGAAATAGATCAATCGTATCGATAGACGCGGCTTTATCTTTCTCGCCAAGTTTATACATGCGGTTTGAATTCAATAATACATCAACTGGCGTAGTAGTACTAGATTTTTTAAAAATTTTAATTCCAATTTCTTTATCGCTTGATAGTTTCTGGATTTGTCCTTTTTCGCCAGTATAAATAAAAAGACTATCTGGAAATTCATTTCCAAGTGTATCGCCGTCGGCAATGCCAACAACCGCATTTTCCTGAAAGTATAAACTACGCTTGCTTTCCGGTATTTTTTTAATATCTTTTACAAACTTTCCGTATAAAATTCTACGTAAATCAAATAAATCTGTATCATTCTTACTTAAACGAGGTTTATTAATGGGGTCTATATCAATCTGAATATAATATGGCAGGCCCTTTCTAATGAGAAATTCTACTAATTGATATGCTTGTTTTTCATTTGCACATACATGTTCATCAGTTTTAATCGTTACATCACCTATAACTGTTGGACCTAATGAAAATGGCTTTTTCTTTTTTGATATGTTTCTTGTAGAATCTGGTTTGATTGAAGATGAACTTGTACTAGGTAGCTCTGGGTCTTGCGGTGTATTTGCATCTGGACCTGTACTCAATTCTGGACTGGCGGAATCACTGGAAGTAACCGGTTCATTCTGCTTTTGCGTACTTGACATTTTTGTTTTATCCGGATTAGCATTATTATTCGCCATGACTGCGCTAATGCTTGCAGTTACTGCAGCTGTAACAGCCGATGATATAATTTCTGAAATATTATTAACAGGTTCCTTATTTACGTTTATCGGTGTTGCCGAAGCAGGTTCTTGAACAACTTCACCAACACCACCGGTCATTTTATACATGTTGTGTTTTCGTCGCATTCGTCTCATTTTTTTGTAATTTTTCTTTATTTTCTCCAAATCAGAAAGTGGAACATATTTTTTTAATGTACGATTTACAATATTATTTACATTTGAAGAATACTTTGTCATAATGCCGGACATATTTTGACGGCGACTTTTTCTAAATGTAGATCTACGTACCGACTTATGATGTTTTTTCCATTTTCTTACGCTTTGGTGTTGTTGCTTTCGTATCTTTTGTATCCTATTACGCGATAATTTCATCCGGTTCCATATACATAATTTATATATAATATTATATATAGAAATACATTATAGATGGCGTCTAGAGTAAAGTCAAATCGCGATGCACCGGTAAATTTAACATCTGACATCATGAGAAAAGAGGACCGTGGATGTTCGTCCACGTGTAATTATTCATTTCAATATAATACCAGCACATGCAATGTATTTCACAAAGGGTCTTATTTACGTATTCCATATGACAGTGGAAGTGGCGGTATTTATCCGGCAAGATACAATGGGGTTGATTATAAGGTCGACCATATCCATATTCATCAACCGTCATTGCATCGTTATGATGGTGCTCTTGCTGATGCGGAAATACTTGCATATCATTCCAGTGCTGATGGCCGTAATTTAATCGTATCCATACCTATCAATATCGGAAATGGAACGGGGAGGCAAAGCTCAGATATTATGAATACGATATTACAAAATCTCCCAAGTAAATCAAGCACTGGAGGCAAGTATATTTCTGATGTAAATAACTTCAATTTAGGCAACCTTATACCAAAAGAAGGATTTTTCACTTATGTTGGTCGCCATTTATTGCCACAATATACTGGGGTATATAATTACATCGTCTACCATAAAAAAGATGCAATTCTCGTATTTCGCGACTCGTTAGCAAGTTTAAATGATGCAACTCGTGCCACGGCAATCACTAAAACTGGGCCAATAAGTGAAAATAGTATGCCAAATAATATGTATTACTACAACAAACGCGGTGCGAATAATGCAAAAGGTGATGGAGATATCTATATAAAATGTAATCCTACAGGTGAGGATGGTACAGTGTTATATCAACAGTCCGCGAATAACGGCGAACTTGGCAGTTTGGCTGAACTTGATTTAACTAAGTTCGGTTTAAACTGGGAAACAATATTACAAAATGATATATTTCGAACTCTTATTGGCACCTTAGTAGGATTGTTGATTGCGGCAATTCTTTTTTATTTATTTCGATTTTTGTTTAATAGGATAGGTAATAAAGTAAGTTCAGCTGGTGAAGTGATTGGGCAGAGAGGAGGAGGTTGGGAGTAGTATCGGCAACAGCGGTTACCTATAGTGTATTCTTTTCGACCCACGTACTTCAATTCATTTATACTAATAATAATACACATTCTAGAACCAATACGCGTATTATTATTATTATCATATCTGTGTCATCTAACCATCGATTTATATGACGCCATCGTATTCAGGTTCAACTGCACCATACAGTTCACCTAACACAGGTTGAAATGAACCGCCGTCAGATAATCCACTGTTGTTATCATTCGGTGCGATTACGACAAGACTCTCGACGAGTTCTTCTTCAAGAGTTTTTTCTGGCGCGGGGTTCATCGCAATCATAGTTGTATGCTTTTTTTTTTCCGTCGGAGAGAATGTCTCGATTCCGTAAACGCCTGTAGCGCGGCTTGACCTACGAATAAACTCATACGCAGCCAAAAAGCCTAAAATACCGACAACGGGATTAGTGCTTAAGAAGAGAGTAATCGCCAAAATTACCACAATAACTTGTCCTATCGTACTTTCTGCATATTCGGCAAGTGCATGAGGAACAGATGGTGTAAAAACAATATACAATATTAATAACACAAAAATCACCATTTCGTGTTGCTTTTCTTGACGCATCAGTGTGCGAAATGTATCCATAATTGATTGAACTAGTTGCCTATATAGAATAGAATGTTATTATTATTATATTATATATTATTCTAAAACTAAATTCAGATAGAATTGAAATCTATCTACGCATTCACCCTTAGGCCTACAAATCATGACTGCAACATCTTCTTGTATAAATGCTTCCACCGCGCTACCAATTTCCAATTCTACTGCAGTATCTTATTATGGGCCACGTGGATATACTCTACTTAAAGAATGCATGGACGCCGATGATCTGAAATTGTTGAGAGATGAACTTACAGTGGGAGCGTATGTTCCTAAAGCACCGGTACAACCACCTAAATTTCCAATTTATCGTGAATGTTCTAAAAAAATATATATACCGCGGTTTTATGGAACGAAAATATATGGGCCACCAGAAGAAACGAGAATTCCACCGGGTTCACCAGTCGCCGAAACGCTTGTTTTCTCCGGAGAGATGCGTGAATATCAGAACGTCATCGTGGATAAATATATACATCAAGTAACAAAACCAGAAAATACAGGAATGGGCGGTGGCGGACTTCTCGATGTTGATCCAGGAAAAGGAAAGACTGTCATGGCACTTAATATTATCTCTCGCCTTCGAATGAAGACTCTCGTCATCGTCCATAAAAGTTTCCTTTTAAACCAATGGATTGAGAGAATTCAACAGTTCTTGCCTGCTGCGCGCGTAGGAATGATACAAGGTCAAATCGTTGACATCGATGATAAAGATATTGTTATCGGTATGCTTCAATCACTTTCGATGAAAGAGTATCCGAGAGATTTATTCAATACATTCGGTCTCTCGGTGTATGACGAATGTCATCATATGTCAGCAGAGGTATTTTGTCGATGCATGATGAAGGTTGTAACAAAATATACACTCGGTTTATCTGGAACAATGGTGCGCAAAGATGGCCTTACAAAAGTATTTAAATATTTTCTCGGCGACGTGGTTCATAAAGAGAAAAACGACACGACATCGCATGCGGTTGTTGTCAAAGGAATACAATACAAAGTGGATGATGCAGAATTCAATGAGACAGAATATGATTATCGAGGAAATCCAAAATTCAGCACGATGATTTCTAAAGTATGTAATTACAATCGACGAAGTGAGTTTATCTTGGATGTATTGCAAAATGAAATTGCAACAAACCCAGACCAACAAGTAATGATATTAGCGCACAATCGCTCACTTTTGGAGTATTTTCATGATGCGATAGAACATCGGAAAATCGCGACAGTTGGATATTATGTAGGTGGAATGAAAGAAGCCGCGCTTAAATTGAGTGAAAGTAAGAAGGTGATTATTGCCACCTATGCAATGGCATCGGAAGGACTTGATATTAAAACATTAACTACTCTTATTATGGCATCACCAAAAACGGATGTGTGCCAGTCGGTTGGTCGTATTTTACGCGTGAAACACGCGTCGCCTCTCGTGATTGATATTATCGACCCACAAGAGGTATTTCGTTCACAATGGTTAAAACGTCAGACATATTACATCAAGCAAAGATATCGTATCATGATGACGGATACAGACGGATATTACAAAAATGCATGGACAGTTAAATATCAACCACCTGTATCATCTACGAAAAAATCATCATCAGCTTTTCAAGGAAAAACGGTAGAAGAAGAAAAAGAAGAAGCCGCGCTTGCCGATGCGGATATTATTGAAATCGATGAAGAAACCGGAAATCTCTCTGTGACCACAGAAGTAAATGCAAAATCAAAAATAAAATCAACCATTCCAAAAACAAATGGAAAATGCTTGATTCAATTAGTCGAATGAAAATTACGCGACGGGATGACAGCTATTATAAGCGGTATATGGTACAGGATTTGCGAATGCAGTAGTTGATGGTTTCACCTCAGTATCAGCGCCACCGGTTGAGTATGCAGCATTACCAAATTGACTTCCGCCATTCTGATGAATACGCTTACGATGTGTATGAACATAATGTTTATTCTTTTTGTTGCATGATTTATATTTGCATAAACGATTATGCCTGCGGACACCACCAACACCAATAATAATATCACACTTACACTTCGTACATTTTGTCACGCGACGACAACGATACGTTGTCTTTTTCTTGTTGCTATATTTACGTCGTTGATGTTTTTTTCTTCGTGAAAAACTGCCTCCTGTAGCTACTGAATTAAGACCTACACTGACTGGCGCATACGAACCACGCGCGTAAGCACTATCTGAATCTGAATTTCCTGTATTAAAAGAGTAATAGTGACTCATACCACCACCTCCTTGAACGAATGCGCGGCCAGCTTGACCTTGATACATATTTCCAGTTCCATCATTCTGATGAACATCTTTACTAGATAATGCAATATTGGAATTATGCTCAGCTAGGGGATTAGAATGCAAATACTGTGATAACATTATGATATACTATATATGTATATTATAATGGAATAGAATGGAGTGGAGTAGAATTATGACTTGTAATTCTTATTCGTGCGTCTGCGACAGAATGAACGTTTCGTTCCACGAGCATATTTACAACTCTGCCTAAGCTTGCGACTATTGCACTTCTTTTGCGTTTTAAAACGACACGGTGATGAATGCAGACGCTCTAAATATTTTTTCTGGTTCTTAAATATAAATGGTTTGACTTTTTTAATCTTCTGTCCACTGATGGGCGCAGAAGGCTGTAGGTTCATATGCTCATTCTTCAGCTTAATTCTGCGCCTAGCACCTCCTGCTAAATGTTCGTCATCTCGTTGCATATTGAAACTTGCGTTATACATTATATAAGTAAATTATTTATTTATGACAAAAATCAAACAACTCACCTACAATTAAACGCAGTTCCGGCGACTTCGAAGTTAACATTTGTTCTTCAGATTGACGGTCCGATTTCGAAAAAGTATGCATATGCATGTTCAATTCGTGCAGTTTCTCCATTCTAGTAATATGATTTCGCCCTTCCATCATAATACTCGGTATTTTAATTCCATATTCTTTTTGAAATGGTTCTACAACATTTCTAAACAAGTAATCGAGTGCGACCTTGTAACTATAGATTGATGGTTGCAATGAACCTCTCTGTGTATCTGCAAAATTATGAATATCAAAAACAATACCCTTGAGTATATACTTATGTGCCCATATATGTTCAAACATTTTTCGACTATCTTCAATGCCATCACGAGAGATTTTGGTATACACCCATAGTGGATATGATACCGGTGTGTATTGTATTGACACATCACCATTACATCGTTCACTCGACACACGCAGTTCTTTCAGATTCCGCAATATAAATTCATTTGTTCCAAATCTATGTCCTTCGATTGTTAATGCGTAATCATTGACTGCACTAACTTGTCCTACTGTTTCACATATCATTGGAATACGACGTTCTCGTAAAAAAGAAATTGTTTGTTTTGATGTTCTTCTAGATACAGCATAACATGGTTGAATATATGGTAGTATATTTTTCCATTCTCGAAGAACGCTATTCAATGGTGTGCGATATAAATGATGAAACGAAAATGACATTGAATAAATCGGAGCTCGCATTGCCTTGCCTTGTATAATCTACCATGTTACGTTTATACTCATTTATTCCGGCGATAATTGATGTATCGCAATTCGTGCTGTCTTACCTGCCCATACGTAATAATATCACCCTTCATTGCAAGTTCAACTGGAACCCATTTACAGAACCGCTTATTAAAACGACAAACCATTTTATATTCTTTTGTCAGTGTTACATACTTGTCCGGTTCAGTATTTTCGAACTCGGCTTCATCTTCACTTTCTTCCATTGTATCTAAGCGTTCATTTTCAACAATATTTCGAAATAACCGGTTCATCATAATACTAGTTTTATAACCAGAAATGTGTGCGAAATTATGAAAAACAACATCGCGACCACGATAATTATCCGATAATACAAATAATTCGTAAATATCATTTTGTATGTTAGGTCTTACAATAAAAGTAGCTTGAATATTGGTAAGCATATCGTCAGAAGGTTGAACAAAAATTTGTTTGGCAGAAGATAGTATATATACCGGGGCGGGTGCTGGTGCTGGTGCCAGCAAACACGTAGCAACAGAATGAGGGGCAGACATATGACTAGCGACAGGTACTTTCGACAATGCACTAGTGACGGATATTCTATCTTGAATTATAATCTGAGACACACGAGTGTGCGACCGGTAACGATATTGAAGAGCGAAAACTTCATATGGCAAGTCGCTAATAATTTTTTCTGCATCTCCTATTGTATTGCATAAAACAGGTAATCCAAATATAATACTCTTATCAGTTGTATATGCGATTTGACGAATATTATTTTTGTAAAACACTTCCTCACATAAACTGATGTGGTCGATTGAATTAAGACTTGGAACCGGATTACCTTTATACCAATATATATTATGGATTGAAAAAAACTGTGATGACATACGTGTGCTAGTATTATTACTATTAATAGTAGTGCACGGTAGGTTCATTCGAAATATAACACCACCGAATACGGTACCATAGACAAGTGTCCTATCGAAACATGCATCGAAAATGCGAACCCTTCCAGGATACCAACCATTTTCTTGATAAAATTTCCTAATGACTGGTCGGTCATCATTGTTCGTTGTAAAATTACGGTCTCTTCCACGGTCTTGACGAATATTTGTTCCATCAATTTCAATCACTGCGAAAATCCGAACACGTTTCCATTCTGTAGCCCAAGCTATACAACGTCGGCCTTTCGGAAGAATAAAACATGTATACCCAGGTAATATTTGTTGTGTATCGTTCTTATGAATAGACACTTCATAAGAAAGTCTTGTAGGCGGGAAATTCGACAATAATAAATCAGAATCTTGCGAATTCAACATTCTCACACTTGACAAATTGTGATGTATTGCCACCGATAAAGATTGATGAAACGACGGTTTCGAATTATTCCGATACTGCTGCATAATGTCGGTCTGTTAATAAATATAAACAAGTTATCTTTAACTCATTTCATAGCTTGGAAGAAATGGCAACTCGGATTTAGGTTTTGCTTTTAATCCAATACCTCGTAAAAATGCTTTTAGATCTGTTTTCATATCGTTGTTCACACCTTTCTCTTCATTATTATGAATATGATATTCATCATTATCGATGTTATTTCTTTTTCGCAATCCAGCCCCTAAATCTCTTGTATCTGATAAAGAAGACTGTGTATCTCTATTTCGTTCAGAGGTCCCATTCCCTCCGTCACTCATTGTCGCATGGGATACATTATTGTCTAAATTCTTGTTTATAGTGTCAAATAATGACTTATATTTTTGCTTTGGACAATGTATTAAATCTTTTACTTTTGGAGCAGTAAGGGTTTGTTCGAAATAGATGTACAAATAATGTATAACTACGATTAAACTAATAGAAAAAAGTATATTTTGTATTAACCACAACATTACGAATAGTATATATTGTATTCATGTGTATATTACGAACATAATTTGAAGTGTTCTAAAAACGAAATTATGTCGTCCTTGCATGTTTTTGTAAGGATATCTTCTTTTATATTTCGGTCCTTTATTGTAGACGTAAATTGTGGTACTAGACCATTTTCGGTTGTAAAATAAAAATCCAAAACTTGTGTTTCATATTCATTCATAATAAACACGAATGCATTCAAGGATTTTGGATGCATTTTCACGACAATTTTTATGTGTTTCTCGACAATGTGTTTAGGCGAAATATGCGTTCCAGAAAGACTATTGTTTCCATCACCACTGCCACCCCCACCCGGACGAATAAATTTATAATAACTTTCATCTACCAATAAAGGTACTATAAATGTACTATGATTATTATTATCGTCATATCTTACTAGATTGAGTTCAATTGTACTCACTGCACCATCAACTGGTATTCTCTCGTTAAGCGTCACACTCTTTTGCTTCATACTCATATTACCGCCACCAGTTTCTATCTCATAAATAGCATCTTCACTAATAAGTAGATGTTCCGTTTTTTTATATACAAAAAATACTTCTGTTCCTTTTGGGCGAAGACGGCCTTTTTCGATAATTCTATGTATTTTGGTATACATATTATTCATATCCTCTAACGAGATATCAAGTAAAAATATGCGCGGCTCAGTTATCTGATGCGATTGTATTGCATGTGTCATTGATTGATTACGATAAATCGTACTGAGACCGGAAATCATCGTCGCTTGTCTTGCATTCTGATTTTTTCGTTGATTGCGAACATGATTTGTATTTTCCCCAATAATGCGTTTACTTGACATGGTTTTCGGTTATATATTTACATGAATTATATTTATATTCAATATGCAGTGTATAAACTATATAGAAACATCTCTATAATATGATATATTCATAATGGCTCCATCAATTATGGTCGTTGATACTCATCCGTATAAAGATGATAAAATATCTAATTTAAGCATGAAGAGAGGGTCAACTGAAACATTAAAAAATACGCAGACATCAATTGTTGTTATTTCAAAAACCGGTACATTATCTGAATGTATGGTTGAACCAGAACATGAAACTACGGTGGAGCAACTAACTGTTCTATTATCTAAAAAATGTGGATATCGTAATCATAACGATTTTTCTTGTTATCATACATGGAAGTATAAAAATAAGAAGAAATTTGAATTTATGATTGGTAGCGAAGAAGTCATTCCGAAATATATTTATGTTGATGTATGGGGTAAGACAGATGGGCGTGCTGGATATGAAAATAAATACGAGATGCCGCCGCCGATTGATGAGCTGATTTTTTATGGAAATATCGCCTTAGTTGCGCGGGCCGACAAAGAGACTGCAATAAATCTAACAACCCAACTATGGGAAATTATATATGAAAAATTATTCGGCGGTTTTGATGATCTTGTAGCAACAGCCATGGAAGATGAAAATGAAATCGACGAACTGGATAGTATTCCAAAACATAAAAAAACGAACAATGGGTATTTAAAGGATGGATTTGTCGTAGACGATGACAGTGAAGACAAAACGCCTCGTTACAAGAAAATAAGAAACTCGAAGTGCGGAAAGAAAAATAAATCGGAATCGACGGAAAGTGAATTTATCACCGAAACAGAAACTGATTCGGCTACACCTCCGTCAGAAACAATATTGAATTCAGACCCAGATTCAGAAGTAGATGCAGGTGTACCAGATTATTCAAACAATATAGATGGTTGCGATGAAAAGAGAAATTGTGGCAAAAAAAAAATAACAGTAAAAACATCAGTTCCGGCTGGCAAATCTAAACGCACTCTTCATGTAAAAAAACCGGTAAATACAAAATCAAAAAAAGGTTTTGAAGATACGCAGGTTGCACAAGAAAGTGAATCTGAGTTGAGTGAGGAAGAATATGTATGAAAAATTGAATAAAGAAATCTATTATAGACTATACAATACAATAGATTTCTATGTCGGCCGTCGAAACCATCGCATATCCAGACCAATTCCGTAATGAGATTCGCAAACGACTTACTTCGTTATTGCAGAAAAATACGACGAATACTCGGATGGGGTCGGGTGCTCATACCAATAATGATGCAGATATTGAGACAATTTCAACAAATATCGAAAAGGGCATCTTCAATTGGACACTTCAAAATGCTTCAAAAAACAATATTGTCAAAAAATGGTCTAATCCGTTTTTCGTGACATTATACATTGACCATCTCAGGTCTGTATATGTTAACTTAAAGAAACCAGATGTATCGAGCGCAGTTATTTCAGGAAATATCAAGTCACAAGATATCGCATTTATGACCCATCAAGAAATATGCCCAGATAAATGGAAGCAACTAATCGAAGACAAGAAAGTCCGCGACAAACAAAAGTATGAGCCAAATATTGAAGCGTCCACTGACAATTTTACATGCAACAAGTGCAAATCGAAGAAATGCACGTATTACCAACTTCAAACCCGGTCAGCGGATGAACCAATGACGACATTTGTAACATGTTTGGAATGTGGAAAGCGTTGGAAGTGTTAGAATGTGGCACATCTGCGAAACGTAATAAACAATAATATATATATATAGTAAAATATGACAACCAGTAACTTTTTTACTATATTACATAAGTACTTACATTGTTGTATATGTAGGTGTTGTAACGAAAAATTAAAAGAAGAAGACACATCCACCGTTTCTTCTAATTCATCTTTTATCAATAATAATATTAATACCCAATATACGTTCGATGATTTGTCAAGTCCGTCGACGAGTGTAACATTGTCGGCATCATCTTCTTCGTTGGATAGTTTAAATGAATATCAATACCACCCAACATACAAAAGAAAAATTACTAATATTAGTATTATACCATCATATTACTATCACAATGACTAAAGTATTTCTAAATCCTGGACACGCCAATATTCGGAACCTCCATTCGGTAACGGTCTTCGAATGATAAATGGGGTTTTCTTCTGTTCCAACTCTTTAACAGCAATCAAATAGCCGTCAATAACTGTTGAATCAATCTTGATAAAAGCAGGCGCACCTTCGTTGATTTGCTTTGCACGTTGACCGAGTATCCTGGTTTTTTCATACTTCGTCATAATCGGGGTTGTCCGATGTAAATCATCAACGATAATACCTGCGCTATTCCGGATAACCCGAGCAAGTGTCTGAATCTCATCGTAGTTATGCGACATAGTTTCCGGATGATACGTATCGACGTAACTTTCACGAACACTCGTTTTTAATTTTTGGAAATATTCACTGCTATCTTTGTCAGCATCTTCGTCATCGTCTTCGTTATCATCTTCGTCAAAATGTACCCCATGAGGAACTCCCAACAATGTCATGTCGTCATCCATGTTTTTTTTAGCCGTGCGCTTCTTCTTATTTTTTTTTGTGGAAGATACACCTTCATCATCGCTATTTTGGTTTCTGCCCGAAGCAACGCCACCGCCCTCTTCGTCATACGCTTCTCCTTCGTCACTATTTTCTCCTGCAGCATCATCGTCTTCACTTACATCATCAGCTGTATCAGCAGAAGTGGATGCATCATCAGTGTCGCTTTGAATAGATGCAGCGTCTCCTGATTCCGTTCCGGACCCGTCTTCTTGTTGTACCACCTGGTCATCATCTTCGTTCTCTGAATCATCATCTCCGCGCAATTTTTGTGCTTTTGGCAAAGTAGGAATACCGCTTGACATTACGAATGGGAATTGTATATATATATGTATCACACTTTATTATGTTTCAATTTATTTATTGTTTTCGAAATTGGAAAATAATAAAAACTACGATGTTCTACCACTAATTTTATTGCTGTTCTGTGTTCCAGACCTTATCACACTTTGCGCATAAATATACGTATTTCAGATTGGTATCATCATAACGCACATAAATAATCTCATTGTGTGATTTTCTTTTTTCTCCTCCTGCTGCACCCCCACCAGAGGCGGACGACGCTTCCGATGATGGTTTATTACTTGGACATTCATCATTTGGACAACGGATTGTATTAATTCGCGGTAAAGTCGGGTCGAACTTTGTATATTTATTAACAACCTGCGAAAATGATTGCTGCGTGGTTGTGTGTTTTACATTAACCTTAGAAACGCAAATATTTTCTGCTGCAATTGTATTGTCGATATTACCACAATTACGGCAATAATACTGCAGTTCGTTATCCGGTGTAATACTGATGTAATACATGTTGGCACATACTGAACAGAAATGCATCGTTTAACTCTAAAATGACAATAAACCACAGAGGCGTCGAATGGTACTATATTGTATATAAATACATTTAATTTCAATTTAAGTATATTTGGCAATTATTATAATACTTATACAGGCGGAAGAGCAGCATCGACTGCATCATAATCCTTCATGATTGTATCATAAGATATATATGTATGTATTGAACCATACAAACTAACAATTATCGGCTTTCGTTCGGGAAATTGTTTCACACGCTCTGTTAATATCTCTCGAATACGCTGTTTGTTAGAACGAAAATGTCTATTCATGAACTCTTTGAATTCTGGAACAAGCGTATCCTCGATTGCGACATACGTCGTAAAATCTCGTAATAAAGCCAAACATGCAAATTTATAATTATAATATTCAACCATCAAATGATATGGGACAAAATCACTGTGAGAAGGACGAATTCCTGGCTCATGCAGTAGCGGCTCGTTGTCTAATAATGATTGAAATGTCATTAAAACTGACCGAATATTTTGACATCCCGACCATTGCTCACCTCTCCATGTGTTCACAATCGAAACACACACCTTCTTATTTGCATAAAAATTTGGGTGAAATCGTATATTTCCAGTATTTGTTATAAAACTAATAACGGGTGGTGAATGTGGGTAGTTTGTTGGGAACTTAAAGACGTAGAAATAATATCCACCAAAATAAAGTGTATCTGATGGACCGACAATGCACGCATAACCAGTAAGTATATCTGTTTCGCTATGACGATACATAATTCCGGAGTCTGCTAATGTTGGGTCAGTCATGACATCTCGTATATCTCGCAGAAGACGCGTGATTGTGTCTTTTGAAATTACGACCTTATTAGTTTCGTCTTGCATATCTCGGACTTTTAAATAATACTCTAATAAATGTATTTATGTGAGTTTATCTTATAAAATTGAAACAACTTCAATAAATAATAATGTTGTAGTATATCATTTATAAACCGTTCGAACCATTATCTAAATTCAAAACAGGATGCCATCCCGTAAAATGAATAATACATGCGAAATAGAAAAACCATTTATAAAATGGGCTGGAGGAAAAACACAAATCATGGACGACATTCTCGAAAGAATACCATCAACAATGAATAATTATCACGAACCATTCTTGGGTGGTGGTAGTGTTCTTTTGGCGGTTCTCTCGAAGAAGGCAATCGGGGGCATAAAAATTGCAGGCAACATATATGCAAGCGACTTAAATTCTAATTTAATAGGTCTTTATCGAAATATTCAAACCGACCCAATTTCTCTCATCCGTGAAACTAAAAAACTTATACACGAATACACATCTTGTAATAAAGAAAATCCACAAGTGATACGAACCGCTTCAACATTAGAAACTGCGCTAACATCACCGGAATCTTACTACTTTTGGGTTAGGTCACGATTTAATATGCTATCAAAAGAAGGTCGAATGACGATAATTGGTTCGGCAATGTTGCTCTTCATGAATAAAACATGCTTTCGCGGATTGTATCGTGAAGGACCAAATGGTTTCAATGTTCCGTATGGAAATTACAAAAATCTGTCATTTATCGATGAAGAGCATATCATTCGCATTTCAACATTAATTAAAGATGTCGTATTTACAGAATGTTCATACGCCGATGCATTTACACAGGTTGTAAGCGGTGATTTCATATACTTAGACCCTCCTTATGTACCAGAAACAAGTAAATCATTTGTTTCATATACATCAGATGGATTTGGTTTAGATAATCACAAATTGTTATTTAACCTTTGCCATGAATTGAAGAAAAAAAAAGTCTTGATGATGTTGAGTAACGCCGATGTTTCTCTGGTTAAAGATGCGTTTCCTGTGCCGTTATATACGATTTCTGTGATAAATTGCAGGCGTTCAATCAATTCAAAAGAGCCAGACGCTAGAACAAATGAACTCCTGATTAGCAATTATTAAATAATATCATAAATAGTCATCGTACTTCTATCAACGACCTGAGAATGTCTGTTGCACCAATATATTCAATTCCGATTTCACGGAAACATTCTAGTATTTTCTTTTTTTGAGAACTAGACTTGTCACCATGAAGATTACCATATTGTTCTCTGCATACCTTTTCTGCACCCCCTATGCAAATAATTTTCAATGGCTTACCATATAATACAGGAACATCCGCGTATTTGAACGGTGACCCTAATATTTTTTCTCCTGCAGTTCCAGATGTATAAAATGTTTGCGCCTTGGCTTCTAATATAGCATCATCCACCTCAGAATCTGGTTGATAATGCTGCTTGTTCAGCGGTTTTGTTACATGTTTTCCAATCAAAGTGAAGATTTCTTCACACAGATGCTCTCCAAACTTGTTCGTCCATTGTTTATCCAACTTCAAATCCGGCCGACGAACCTTGAGCATATCCTGCCCCCATTTGTCTTCAAGTACCTTGTACAATTTTTCATCTGCAGTTTTGTTCTTTTTTGCAATCTCCGGGAGAAACGATAGGTCGCCAAACAACCATTGAATAACTTCCTTCCTACGAAGAAGAACAATCGAGATATTTGAATTGGACGCAATCATTTCAACAACTTGTTCAATTAATCTTTGCATTTCAAGTGTTACTTGCATACTCTTAAATGTTGGCTTTACATCAATTTTTTTAATACGATATACACATTTAAATATTTAAACATTTAAACATATTGTATGTGTATCTACATATATATACTATAATATGAATAATAGCAGCAATAATGTTGCCACCGCACCTCCTATAGATAATGACGATGTAACGATTGGCATTTATTATCAACCGCCTCCAGCTTATCCAAATTATAATCAAAATTATTATTCACGTCCAACGTATCCTCCTCCTCCGGTATATTTGCAACCACAACCATACCCACAACCATACCCACAACCATACCCACAACCATATCCACAACCATACCCACAGTCGTATAGTAATAATCATTCTATTCAAACTAATAAAAATAAAGAAGATGAATGTTGTTGTGTTGGATTAATGGTATTGTTTTGTTTTTGCTGTTTTGCAAATAATACCGATGAATAAAACGTAAAATAGGTTACAATTATTAAGATATTAATTATAATATTTACTTAATCTTCGGATGGCATTGGGTTCATTTTGTTCATTTTATTCATTGTTAATAAAAAAGAATTTTATTAACAATTTTTCTTTAATTTTGGGTTAATTTGGTTAGTTTGGTTTATTCATCAATATTCGTACAGTTTCGAATAAGACGGTACCGAAAAATTTCTTTCAAGTGTCCCTGCAGTGTTTGCCGCATTAACGTTCCAGTCATAGGGCAGTTCTGTATTTGTGTCCGGGGTCATCTTTGTGCGACCTTCCAGCTGAGCTGCAGCTTTGAGTGGGTCTTCTGTGATGCCTTTGATTTCGACTATGCTGTCAATAATTTGCTGCGCTTCTTCCAGGTTGTTGCGTATCCAGTCTTTGGGTGAAATGTATTGTTGGTTAAGTTTATGCTGTTGAAGTTTGCATTCAAGTTCGGCTACACGTGCGCGAAGTGTGTGGAGTTCTTGTTCCATGATGATGCGTGTTTCATTTGTGAGATAATTATAAGTTCAATTTTTTCTACTTTTATATTTTTTGTATGTGTTTATAGTATATTTATTTATCAGATACGAATACATACATGGGAGGAGGTGTAATTCCAGTGGCAATCCACAACGGCACGTTGTATTTCTTATTCGGCCGAGAAAATGATTTCATCATTAACTATAATTGATATATTTGATTTGTATAAATGTCAATATGGAACTTCATCATCAAGGCGGTTAAAAAATCCAAAGCGGTACCTTTTTTAGGTACTACATTTGTTGTCATATTGGCTTTAGCATACATGTTTTATCAACATTTGTGACGATACACCTAGCAAAAAATAAGATTGGTCTAAATATTTTGTTACTGAAATGCTAACAAAAATTTACATGTGACGATATATCGTCACAAAATGAAAAATGCAAACCCGAAAAAAAAATCCACCGTGCAAAATCATTTTTTTTATAAAAGTCCCGCGCCCAGAAAATCGAAAAATAAGGTATCCCCATTTTTTGAGAATATAGTTCGAAGAAAAAGTCAAAGTGCCATTTTTGGGGGATCAGATTTAGAGATAAAACCTTTGGAATATATAAACCGGAGGTTTACAATTTTCAATTCATAAATCGAAACAAAATTGAAGTTTGAACCTATAACCATTGAATTTTACAAGAGATAATAAAAGGACACGATGACGACGACCTTGCAAAATGGAATGATGGTTGGCACTGACATGCCAACACCCGGGCCCACAACTTCATCTGTGTCGGACCCAATGACCGCTTCATACCAGTCTCTTTGTGCTGGTATGACATATGAACAATTTATGAAACATCATATATCGAAACCCGGAGAAGCATATACACATACTCGAATCCGCGATAATACATTGAATGTACATGGTGGTGTTTATACAATTCCTCCAGCCATATTGCCAGTGTTTTGGAAGAAGTATTATACTCATGTTTTTGAAAATGGAAAACAGGAATTTCTTACTGAAAAACAAAACCCAGAAAGAGGACTGATTACAGTGGACTTCGACTTCAGATATGATACAAGTATTACGAAACGCCAGCATACAAAAGAGCATGTATTGGATATGATACAGACATATGTCCAGACACTTGAGACACTGGTTGAAATTCCGAAAAACGCGCAACTTCCTATTTATGTCTTCGAAAAGAGCGACGTAAATCAGCTAGATGATGTAACCAAAGATGGAATTCATATGATAATTGGCGCAATAGTAGAGCGTCCAATTCAGAGAATGCTGCGTGCAAGAATGCTGAAAGAACTTCCAGAAATATGGACGGACTTGCCGATTACAAATTCGTGGAATGATGTTCTCGACGAAGGAATATCGCGCGGTCATACCAACTGGCAGTTATATGGGTCGAGAAAACCAGGACACAAGGCATATATGATGAAGTATCATTTCATAATGATGCATGACCCGAATGACAATGACCATGCATGGATGTGTCAAGAAGAAAAAACTAGCAAATTCAATGTCAAGGATAATTTTGCGAAATTGTCCGTGCAAACAGCCACAAGCGGTGCTCCTGGGGCAATCGACACTGAATATTCTTCATTTGCATTATTGGCAAATAATACTGCACTCAAGGCTGAATATGATGCAATACTAAATCAACAACGCGGTACATCCAGTAGAAACGGAGCGAATGGTGGAGCCGGCGGAGTAGATGGTAAGCGTATTCGATTGGTAATCACTGGCGGAAATGGCAATCTCCTAGGAGGAAGCAACGGGAATGGAACCGGTGATGCATTATTGGGACATAATGGTTTAATCATGATGGATAAAATCACAAACCACTCTGAACTTTCGATGGCGATTGAAATCATGCTGAATATGCTTGAACCTAAGGAGTATGAAATTCGGGAAACCCATCATTATACGATGGCACTTCCATCACAATACTACGACCCATACGACAAATGGCTTCGCGTGGGTTTGGCCTTACATAATACGAGTGATAAGTTGTTTCTGACGTGGATGCTATTCAGTGCAAAATCCGCGAAATTTTCATACGCTGACATTATGAAGCATTATGACACGTGGTGTGGGTTCCCATATAGTCCAGATGGTTTAACGCGACGGTCAATTATGTACTGGGCAAAAAATGACTGTCCCGAGGATTATAGTCGAATTCGTAATGAAACCATTGATAACTTTATCCATCAAACTATTTGCAATGAAACCACTAACGATGCATCGACTGATGTGGATTTGGCGACTGTCTTATATACAATTTTCAAGGACCGTTTCGTTTGTGTAAGTGTAAAAGACAATATGTGGTATGAATTCGATAAAAATCGGTGGGTGGAATGTGACCAGGGAAATTCACTTCGCGCGCTCATTTCTAAGGATATGCATGATATTTATACGAAAAAACACCGTGAGATTATGGACCTTACATCAGGATTGGACCCAACATCCGACCAATACACATCGGCCCGTAAACGTTCGCGTCGTATTGTTGATATTTGCACCAAACTAAAAACAACAAGTTTCAAGAATAACATTATGCGTGAGGTGCGTGAGCAGTTTTATGATAAGGATTTTGAAGACAAGATAGATACACGCCCGGATCTCTTATGCTTTAAGAATGGAGTTATTGATTTCAAGACGAAGACATTTCGACGCGGACAACCTGATGATAATCTCTCAAAGACCACAAAAATCGACTATATTCCGCTGGATACTGAACGGCATAAAACACATATCAGTGAAATCAATGAATTTATGGCTCAACTCTTTCCAGAAGAAGAACTTAGGAATTATATGTGGGAGCATCTTGCATCAACGTTAATCGGCACAAATCGCGAACAAACGTTTAACATTTATATCGGTGGTGGCAGTAATGGTAAATCAAAACTCATCGAACTAATGTCGGCTTGTCTTGGTGAATATAAGGCAGTTCTCCCTATCACTGCAGTTACCCAGAAGCGCGCGATGATTGGTGGTGCTTCACCAGAGCTTGCTATATTAAAAGGTGTGAGATATGCAGTGATGCAGGAACCGACAAAAGGCGACCGTATCAATGAAGGTATTCTCAAAGAAATTACTGGCGGTGATGATATGACAGCCCGTGCGTTATTCAAGAATACGATTACGTTTGTCCCTCAGTTTAAGTTGGTCGTATGTACGAATGTACTATTTGATATCAAAAGCAATGATGATGGTACATGGCGTCGTATCCGACTGTGTCCTTATAAATCGAAGTTTTGCGAAGAGCCGAAAACTGATGACCCCGAAGAGCCATATCAATTCCTCATCGACAAGAACTTGGATGTCAAAATCAAAACGTGGGTAAATGTATTTATGGCGATGCTCGTCAAAAAGGCATTCGAAACAGATGGGAAAGTACGAACATGTGCGGCAGTCACTGCAAGTAGCAATAAATATCGTAATACACAGGACTACCTATCGGAGTTTTTGCGTGACAAGATACGCGCCGCCGATGAAGACATGTATATTAAGAAGATGGAGGTGTTTGAAGAGTTTAAGAAATGGTATGTTGTGCAGCATGGTAAAAATATTCCGAAGGCTAATGAATTATACGATTATATGACGAAGAAGTTTGGAAAACTTACGTCCAAAGGATGGCGAAAGTGCCGCATTATTTATGATGACGATATCGAAGCATACGAAGAAGAAAATAATAATGACAGTGCGACAGAAAATTATTAAATATTTATATATTATTTATGACGAAATCACTTATTTCCAGTTTCGTTATAGTATGCGAATATTGTTAGTGATTTGAGTGAAATCTCTCGGATTTTAGATGTATAGAATATAAAAGTATTTGAATATAGGAAGGGAGGATTATAATCGGAATATATTATATAGTAAAAATGGAATATTCACAAAAAAATGAATTTAATGAAAAACTCGCTGCGTTTCAAAAGTTGTTATTTGACGATACTAATTTTAGTAGTTATAAAGATACATGGAATACTCTGAGTGATGATAATCAAAAAAAGACTATGCAGTGGTTTTATAATAAAGATATGAGTTATCAATTAAATTTTGATGATATTACCATTCCAGAACAATTTATTACGATTTTAACTAATATGAAAATGAAACAAGACCAACATCAGGATGGCGGTTCCCGTAGCCGTCGCCGTCGCACCCGTTCTTCTTCGCGCAAATACAAGAAATCCGCCAAGCGCGTATTTAGGAAAAAATCGCGTTCCATGAGAAGGAGGTGAACCCGAATATTGTTAATGATTTGAGTGAAATCTCTCGGATTTTAGATGCGACAAATGTGTCCGCAACGAAAATGGCGTCTGGTATTGTCCGCCTAACAAAGGTCGCGGCGGTAGTCGTCCTCCAACCAGTTTCGAAGAAATGACCCATTCAAATTCCAAAAATCAAAGAAAATTTTAGAAAATTAATAATAAATTTTATGTAAAATTTATGATTATCATTATGATTATCATTATGATTATCATTATAATTTATAATAATAATTGTTCCAGGAGAGGTTGCTTCCGCTTCGTCTTTTCAAGTGAAGAAGAAGCAGAAGAAGAAGAAGAAGAAGAAGCATAAAGCAGGGTCGTAGCATAAAACAAGAGATGTATAGTGCACTATCATATTTGTTTTATAACAATTGTGGTTATTTTGATTGTGGTATGTAAAAGTATTTGAATGTAATTGTTTTCGTACAGGACAAAATATATAAATCATAATTTTTATTAACTCCAAAATCTCACATTTTTAAGACCTAATAGCTCTACTATTTTGGTAAGACTGTTTAATACCCATAATATAACCTGTAATATGAATTTTGGATATATACCGAGCAATATTAATATAATAATGTTGCGCATATCATATACACCAGTTAACGAAAAGAAATCGCGCAAAGACATGAAAACAAACATTGCAAATAATGCATAATAAATAAATACAACCAAATCTTCGTAAAATGAAAGACTGTTGTATTCATCATAGTCGTATAATGCATTTTGCTTATACAGCGCGATATTTTTCTTTTGATTATCAACAATAGATTTTATATTTGAATTTTTCATTAAAATTTCATTTATTTTTTCGTTATCTTTATTGCCGGTTCCAAGTTTGGATAAAGCGGAATAACTATTCAATAGTTCATCTGATTTATCAAATAATTGATTAATGGTCATTATATATTGGTTCTTTCTGCGATTTGCAATATCACATATTTGCGAACGACTGCTCTCGGTCTGTTTAGAACAGTCTACATAATATTCTTTCCAAGGAAGAATTGTAGTACTAGTTTCAAACGTCGTATCCCGATTTTTGTCATCATATAATGGAAGACGTTCATTAAATTTTCTGGCGGTAGGATTACTCTGAGGTATAATTTTATTTCCATCCGCAAAAGAAGTTCCATTATAGTAATCAAATCCTTCTTTTAATGGATTGGTTCCTATAAATCCTTCGACACCGATAGTAGTATCATTATTATCACTCCTTGCCACTTGAAATTTTTCCTGATTTGAATAAAATGAAGGGTATATTTCACTTTCCGCCTTTTTATTTGCACGAACCCGTCGGTCAGTTTCGATATATTGGTTTGCTTTATTAAATAAGTCCGAACTACTATTCTTACATTTTTCTCGCATGCTTTTCCACTCCGAATGCGCTTTATTAATTTCGTGGGTTTGCGCCTTTCCATTAACTAAAGCCGTATATTTTACGCTTTTTTCATTCACTTCATTGTCGCATTTGTGTTCTATGTTTCGCGAATGTACCCATTCAGCATGATGCAGGCTTAGTTCATATTTATCTTTTTCTGGACCTGTAAATCCACCTTGTGATATAATTTGTTTCACCTTTGTTAGATTATTTTGAGATTGTTCAAGAACTTCATCAAATGGTAGGTTGCCCCCTCCTCCAGAAATTTTCAATGTATCCTTATCTGTTGATACTGCATTTTTCATTGCGGCCTCCCCGGTTTTTGCTTGTTCTAGAAGTTCAGGTTCAATACCTTCAGCATCATTAAAATCGATACCCATTTATTATAATATAACTACTATATTTGTTAGATTATAATTACATCATGACGATTATATTAATTTGATATCGGAATATCTTTTATTTCAATTGGAACTTCACTTATGTCTTTCGATGTTTTCACCTTAAGAGTTTTGGATATACTATATTGACTTGTAGCAAGATTTAAACCAGTTAGAGCGATAGAAATATTACTATCAGCATTAATTGATGTAGTTACAGTCAAAACAATTTGTGACCCCACGCTTGGATTATTCCATGAAAACCCATTGGGAGCACTCGCCGTATTCATTGTGGTAAATAATCCATTGGGCAGTGTAATAAACACTTGGTCGGCTGGGGATGTACTGGATAAAGCGCTCTTACTCTTGAATGTTATTGTTACGGTGCCATTGGCTGCACTCGACCATTTAGCAGAACCTTCATATATTCTTCCCACACTGGGAATACATTTCTTTGCGGAATTATCCCAGGTGGTTCCAATATCACAACAACCTGGTCCATAGCATGGCGCCATCCCCATTCCCATTTCTGATAAATTCGACGGGTCAGCATTCTGTTGTACAAGTTGTTTTCTATTCACTTCATCCTCATTAAATGCCCAGTTATATTTATCGAAATCGTGGTCATCCCGCCACATGATATCAATAACTTGTTTTCCAATAACGATACCGCCTAATGTAAGAACAAAAATAACGCCTAAAGTTGCAATAGATGAAGGTACAAGTTCCTTATTCCGTAATACGGCGAGTACAATAAGAGCGATAGATACAAAAATAATATTTTTCATTACTTCAGTATTCGCTTCATAATTGCGTGTGTAATACGTATTTATCTGCGCCATACGACGTTTATTTGTATTGTCTTGCTTAAGAGAGTCCGCGTTTTTTTTAGCACGTTCCTTTTCATTCTTAATAAAATCTATCGCAGTTCGTTGTGCTTCATACAATGCTTCTGAATCAAAAACTTGACCTGCTTCTTTCACTGTACCATATGTTGATGCTAGTAAAGTAACAAGTGCAGAACGCGATTTCAACAAGTATTCCCTTTCGGTTCTTGAAGGACCATTATTGCTGGTATCCGCCAAACGTGCGATAATTCCATTAATTGCGTCTTGAATTTCGACACTAGTTGTGGCAGTAGGAGATACAAAATCGTTTTCAGTACCTGCTAATGCGGGTAATATTCTTACAGTTCTGTCAGTGGTTTCTTTATCGGCACCTCCACTGCTTACTTTTAGAGCTATTGTAAATTTAATATCAGTAATCGTTGATGGTGGAGTATTAGAACTACTTTCAGAAGGAATGATAGAAATACCCGAAATTGTAATTTTAATTAATGTATCTTTCTTAATAGTACCATTTGAAGCAAGTGCGAATGTTATATCTCTGTTACTAAATGTAGGGGTGAGAGTTGCATTAGTAACCGATGTAGAAACATTCGAAGTGCTTAGAGTAGCAGGCAACGTTACTACGCCCCCGACATCACTGGGACAGTTAATTACTAATACATTTGAAACGCTACTACTTTTTACCATATCTTCCCCCAATATAACTAAAAAATCTAAGGATGCAGTAAATGTGTTTGTTGTAATAGCATTAGTAATAGCCGCTGCGTTCATACCTGTATTATTAATGTGTTTTCGTCTCAGTTGAGTGCTCGTCTCTGTTGTAACTTGCAAACCTTCAATATATCCCTGACGAAATAAGTAATCTTTGAATAACTTTCCTGCACATAATATGACAATCGCAAACAACGCAACAAGAATTTGATTTTTTTCACTTAATTGATATACCATATTATTTATAATGAGTAGTTACAATCCATAAATACTGATTATATTATTATTTCATTATTTCTTTCCATAACGCGAGTTCTTAATGACACGTGATTTGCCTCCGGTAGTGGTAACTGGAGTGGGTGGAACGGCTGTATTTCTTTGTCCATTTGTAGTAGAAGATAGTATTGATGGTTCCGAGGTTATCGATGTTGCCGCATTTCCAATTTTATCGATTGCGTCTGATGCAGCTTCCTTTGCTTTATCTACCATTGTATTCGCGTTTTGAATAGCCCCAGCAGCAGCTTCATTTGCAGAATTAACTAAATTATCAGCTCCTTCGGTAATACCAACTGCCAAATTAGTTCCAGCTTCTTTCACTTGTTCGCCAGCGGAAGATAATGCTGCCTTTACATACTCAGTTCTATCCGGAATATCGTCTGTTTTAATACTTCCTATACTTAACCATCCTAATATTGTCGCTAAAAGTCCACCACCATTGGTCTCGCCACCATTATCAGGTTCAATTTCATCCTGGCCAAACATTTCTTTCAATTTCAAAAGAGCCAATATTGCCAATATCGCTAAAATACTCCAAAGAATAAATTTGTATGACTCGGATATCAAATTTTTATTACTCTCTTCTGTTATAGCAAGTAAGCGTTCGCGCTGATATTCTGCGTTGGCTATATTCTTCAAACTAGTTTGCACACCTTGCATTGCTTGCCCATAATTATTACTTGCGTCTGTATAAAAGTTTGCGGTTTTCTCTTTTCTAGCAGCTCCTGGAGTAAACCCTTCACTTATTCCCCCTTGTGGTATCTGTACTATCGGTTTAATTTCAGTCTGTTCTCGATATTCATCTGTTTTTTCCTGTGTCTCATCGAAAATGTTATCAACAGCACCGAACATAGATGTCAAGTCGCTTGCTTTTAACGAACCCTCTTTTGGAACAATATTAGCGATATCACATTTAGTACTAGATGTCATTGCACCTGTATCTGGATAATGTGCATATTGAGCACTGTCAATCATAGTGTATTTTCCATTGTTTACTTTACACGCAGCATCATTTATAGTTTGATTAATTGTGGGGACTTTCACCATTAACTGTTTTGTTGGTTCGGATATACGCAAACCGACAGGATACATTTTAGTCCTGTCTTTCAGTTCACATTTTCCATCCGCACCAGCAGAACCCTTGGTATAAACAAATCCTCCACATTTCTCATCCGCATCACACATACCTTGGCATTTTTCGAAGGAAGCAGTGATGCTTTCACCGACTGGCATTGTTCGTAATCTACGCGCGAATTCTAATGTTTGTGGAAAAGTATTAGCGTCAACAGAATATACTTCAAGGTCTCTCAGTTCATATTGTTGATATGTATATCTACTTCGACCGAATGGTGCCCGACCATCATTTGTTGTGAATGTGTACGCATTATTATACATGTTTTGACCCCAAATATAAAAATCATGCCCACCACCGAATGTCGGGTAATAGCCTGAATTATTATAAGTAGCATACACACCTGAACCCCAGATTCCATTGGTTGAAGGATATTTTGTCGTTCCATCATAGAGAAATGCTGTAGTATCATTCTGGTAGTTTTGAACACTAGATGACCAACTTAAAGAGGTATATGCTCCTAGCACACGCCCATCCCTTATAATTGCACGAGTATATGTAGGACCTTTATTATCACATCGTTGATGAAATGCAGATTGTGACCAACCGTCGCGACTTGCTTTATAAAGAAGATTGCTGGCCTCACTAAAACTTCCTGGTGTAATTTCTTTAAGACTATATGAGCTTTCAGCAGAACGTGTATCATAACCGCCCAAATTCACATACATTGCTGGTTGAGTTTCTCCTTTATCGTTTTTAGAAGGAGCCATATATGAAAGTGCAGAATCAGGATAATCATGTCTTTCACCATTATGGTCGATATAAGCGATACGTCCGACATAACCGCGTCCATTTCGCCCGACTTCATCTACACCAGTTGGTCCGCCTTTTTTAAGTGAATAAAGTGCAACTGACCGTTGAATCTTAGTACGTGATTGAGGATTATCATCTAAAAATTCATACCCTTCTGTTTTTTTACATTTTTCGATGTATTCATTAACAGCATTACGTTCCAATCCGTCAGCATTTCGATTATGAAGTGCATTCAACCAACCTTTTAGTTCTTGCTTGCTGTACCTGTATAATCCTCCATAAGCCCACCAACCATTCCAGTTCCTTGGATAACATGTTCCATCTCCAACATGTTGATATCCTGGAAGAACACAGCGGCTTCTTGTAGTATGGTCGCATTCTGGATTAGGTGGATTAAGTGGAACTTGAACTGCTGTATCTTTACCATACAATCTCTTCAAATTAGAAATCGTATATGATTTAAAAAATCCATCTTCATCTACCTCGGGATTAGACACGGAGTGGCATTTAGTGCCTTTTTCATCGATGGTTAAAATGCCATTTATGTTAGGTTTACCTGAACCCGTGTAAATCCAACATCCACCGCGATTATTTGGCTTGTCTTTATCAGGTGAAGACACCAGGAAATATGAACTTCCTAAATCCTCTGCACGACGTTTGCACTGTGAAATAGACGCTTCACTAAGGTCATCTTGAAATTTAAATCCACGATTGGTTAAATCGCTATCAGTGATATTATCATCGATTACATAACAACCCATTTTTATAGTATCTGCGCCAGAAGTGTCGAACTGAAAATCTGCCGATGGGCGTTGGCCAACAAATACATTTCCTCCTTCATTTCCACATGAAAACATACCTTTTCCACTTACTGTATTTTTCGGGTCACGAACCACATCATTTATCAACATGAATAATGGGTTTTTTCGTCCACTATCTGTATCGGCATAAACTAAATCAAATGGTTTAATATTATCCCATTTCTCGGATATTTTGATTTTTTGAGTAGAACCGGTTGGTGCCGGGCAGCCAATTACTCCACTATTTTGCTTCATTTTGTCGGTTTGAAGCCAATTTGCAGGATTAGCAGACGGTGATGTGGGAACATGCCATATTTGAAAAATCCCATCTTTGGTAATATAACCATATTTTGTAACACCAGTAGTATCAGTAACTTCGACCCAATTTTGACGTCGGTTTTTATCATCCTTTTCAATTAATTTCATAATACCATCTACCTTTTTTATATGGTCTAATTCCTGTTTTGTATATTTTTTATCTTCTTCCGCTTGACTTTTTATGAATTCATTTTGGTTTAATTTACTGTTTCCACCTATACCGATAGATGGATTAGCGGGAAGAGCATTTCCTGTTCCAGGGCCGTTCATACCTTCTTTTGTCGAAAATCCATTTATTAAACCCTGTATCATTTGTTGAAATTGTACACCGATATTTAAAGATGAATTATTTCTATTGCTATTTTCATCGGTGTCTTTATAATGATTGTCGTTATCTTTGAATATAGTAGATTGTGAATTCAATAGTTCTCGTGTTTCTTTTGAATTTTGCAGATGTCCTGATTTGACACTTGTCTGTTTTACTAAATCATTCGAATTTTGATAAAACATATAGTAATAATGATATTTATAATACTATATATACCTGCGAATATTTTTATGGATTGTAAGTTTAATTGTCACTACCAAAAATATTATTCTCCACATTCTTGATTCCCCCTTCAACATTTACAAAAAATGACTTGAAAGATGCATAGAAGAAAATAACGATTAACATTAAAAATGTAACACCAACCCACCATAATTGACCGGTCCAAAACTCTGGATCTGATAAATAACGAATTATCATTAATATATTACCTTTCATGTCCCAACCAAATGATGAAACAATAAATACAATTACGACAACAGTAAAAATCCACCAATTTGTCCACCACCCCCAACCTAAATAATTTTTAATAATGTAAATTTGTTCTAAAAATGATAATTTTGAAGTATATGACCAATATCCAATAATAATAGTTATCGAAAGTACAATGTAGAATATGAATTGGTATTTTCTTGCGCGAAGTGTAGTTTGCTCGTTGATTTCTGCATAAACACCACTAATTTCTTTACGTTTGTCGGTCAATTTGTAGTTTGAATCAATTCCACTAACGCTCTCGTTCATATACCTATTGATTTTACTGATTAATTCGCTTGAACCGGCGGCAGATGCAACTAATTTATTTAAGTCATTATTGATACCCGAATCAGACTCTGCAACAATCTCCTGTGAAAGAGAATTTACGCGTAATTGAAGGTCGTACAACCTATCTGCTTTCGCTATGTTGGCGCTGATATCAGAAATAGGAGCGCTGGTTGATGTTTTTATTCCTAATTTTGTATAAATACCATTGGTTTTATTAACATTAGCTGTATTGCTACCATCGCCATTACCTACCATGAAGGTATAACCGGGTCCGTCTGAAGAATACGAAGAAACATTCTGTGGTGCAGTAGCAACAAGACCATAACATCGATTATCCCAGTTAGGTTCTCCTGGATTTGTGTTTGCAACACCGGTATAAACCACTTTTTGAAAAAGACGTAGGTCGTTCGCGGCCATATTCCAACATTGTTGAGAATTATTTGCTACTGCGGTACTAGCTGTTGTATCAGGATTTTCAATCTTACCAATGTACTTCCAATACTCTCCATAATCTTCACCTGGCTTAATGACTAATGGGGGCTTCGTATTCGAAATTGCATTTTTATCTAGAGTTATTGCGTATTTAACCTGTGCTGAATCTGATGTAGCGGGTACAATCGTTCTTGATAATTGGTCATACTCACTTTCAATAGCTTTAAGCTCTGCCATCTTCGCAAGAAATCTTGAATAATCCCCCATTTCTATATTTTACAATATTGTTATTATAACTGATACATATAACACAGAATATTATACCATTGTATATACAGTATCTTTGTCATTTCGTGTTATTTCTACATCTAAATTGTATGTATATGAAAAGTAGTAATACACTGCAAAGATAACGATAAGCACCATAACAACAATACCAAGTAACGATACACCTCCTCCACTGCTATTACCATTATCTCCACTACCACCAGGAGATACAAATAAAAAAGCAAAGTTAAATATCATTAGAACCGCTATCAGTATAATAAAACACCAAAACACATAGACGGCTGGGTAATAATAATCACCTAATAATTTCTTAATTTGAGCTAAAAGCTCTTCGTCAAGTGATGACCATTTCTCTGCAAATGTCTTTTCTCGTTGTATAATAGTTGTGTTTGCGACACTATTCAATATATTCTGATTTTCTTTCTTTATTTCAGTAACAGTATCGTCGATTTTTTTCTTAATATCTGCTAATTTGGAATTTATAGTAGGTGATACACTGGCGCGAAAACATTCGCTATTTTCTTTCATTGGCGAATCTTCTGCTGTGGGTATAGAATTGTATTGGTTGGCGGTGAGTGTAATTGGCTCACCAACAACTGATGTAAAACATGATGAATGACGTTTATCTGGCCATACGCCTTTTTCGTAGACATGTTTTTTACCTTCAACGTCAATCCATGCGTGTTTATCTTCGGATGATGAAACCCCTGGTAATTTTACATTTCGAGTAGTAATGCATGGCGTATAACCAACCATGTCATAACTCGCTAAATCTGCAAACTTGCTAAATCCGCCGCCTACGCTGTTATTACTAATATCCACAAATGATACTGGAGTTATCTTAAACAGGTTTGATTTGTCATTACTATCCAGTGTGTCGTTACGCGTGATAGCAGGGCATGTCTTGTCATCGTACAAAAGTACTGCTGATAAATCCTTATAACGATGTGTATAACCAAATTGATTTACATAATAAAAAGCGGCAGATGCATCGCTTCCGGAATATGACATGTCCCGGACCAATTTATTCAAGTACTGGCTATTGGTTTGTAAAAATCTAGAACGGGTCAGTAAGTCTTCTGTGTATAACCGGTATTGTGTAGTATAATCTGTAGTAAGTTCGCTTAATTTCTTTTCAAGGTCTAGTAATTTCTGACTTTTGCCTGCACTGGTTGTGCCGGATGTACTTGTCGAAATGGTATTTGTGGATTTTGGGTCATTATTGGTTAATCCTTCTTTGTATGAAACCACGCCCGACATTGATAATGTTTCTTGAAGACGGTCAGTGAATGGTTGAATTGGGTTTTTATTTAAATCATAACGGCCATAATTCAAAAGGTCACCCTGAAGTAAGTTCAAATTCATAGTTGTGCCTGTAAGCATTCCTTCATGCATTATTGTTTTATTTTTCGTATTATTATGTTTTGCATATTCGGTCATAAGTGACGACATTGCATTGTTTAAATCGTCGTCATTTGTAAGCTGCATTCCTTCATTAATACTTTTTTGAGGTTTATCAAAATTATCGAGTGATTGAGATGTAGCATTGGGAAATAATATTTGCCCATTTCTTTCTTCTTGAAAATCCATTACAGTATGTTATATATAATAAATATTATAACATACGTTTCATTTGTAATTCTTACCTATTTGATAATGAGTAAGGACTATTCGAAAATATACCGGTTATTCGCGAACGACCACTGCGCCCCAAACCAATACCTCCAAAACGACTAAATAATCCACTACTTGCTCCTAATCCAAATCCAGTAAATAAATTACCAAAGATACTACTACCACCCGAGCTACCTGAACCGCCACTGCCAAATGAAAAATATCGTTTTACAAGTTGTGATGCTACTATAAAAATTCCAACAATGATTAAAATAATATTTAAAAATTTCTCACGGTATAACTCATTTTCTCTGCGTGCGATTTCTTCTAATGTCGTCTTGATACCTTGGCGTTGTTCATAATCTTTTTCATGATTTATTGTAATAGATGAACCATCTGATGTTGTAGATAATGATTTAATTTTATCATTTATCCTCTTTTCCAAAATATTATTTATATTAATTAATCCGTAAATTCCTTTAAAATTAGACGGAACTTCAAGATTGATTTCTTCTGGTGGTGATGATGTTAGATAATTATCCGGAGGGGTTGCATTATAATTCCCGGTCATAATTGCATAAATGGCTGCCCTATAAATGTTGTCACCCGGTTTGTTTTCTGTAAAATATTTATAAAAACGGTCAATTCCCCCACCACTCGTTTCACCATTAAACGATGAAAATGTTGGTTGATTACGTAAATAAAATGATGGTTTGTCATAAATATTGCCAAGTGTTGCATCTGTCGTATATTTTTCTGTAAAATCTTTATGTAATTTATCCAGAATAATTGTCGCAGTGCATACCTCTATCATATCAGCATCACTTGAAGGTACTGTTATTTCATTTTCACCGCCGGATTGAAGTCTAAATTTACTACCAGCTGTACATTTTGTAATTGTCATTTATATATTTTCAGTAATATATCAGTTATAATACTGAAACAAAAAATTATTATGTACAATTTTAGTTATAATATCAACTAGCAATACAATACCTGTAAAAGTTGGTTGTGACAGACGTCTTACTTGGACGTGTGATCTTGCATATTTGCCCTGGACGTAATCCAATTGCAAGTGCGACAGGATCGTATCGAGATATGCTTGGCATTTGTTTTGTATCCGTGATGTTGTATTTCTTAAGTACTTCTTCTTGTTCTGCGTCGGTCAAAACCACGTGTTCAGGAACATATTGATGCTCTAAGAGATTGAATTGCAGACGGTCGAGAGAATGAATGACAATGAAAATTCGGTCCTTTTCCCAAATTTCATTAAGAATACCGATGACTGTGTCATTTACTTCTTGTTTCATGACAATAATAAGAGTATCCGTCGGTTGAAGCACCTGTTCAAGATAGTAGAGGTCGTCAATCATGTGATTGATATTCTCTCTGCGAAGCGTTTTGGCTAAATAGTACTTGACATACACCTTTCTAGCCGGATGGATGTCCTTTTCTGTTGTAAGAAGCATGTCCAACTGATTATTTGCATACATTGTTTGAACTTCTGCCACACCGTAATCTGTATAATTCGATACGTCCATTCCCTGACGCGCAAGCAAATGAAGTAGTGTATTCCTGGATTTGAATAACGATGAAACGGTTCCGCTGCTGAGTTGAGCCATAATGAAATGAAATGAAATAAAGTACCTACTATATAATAGCGACAAATCTTTATTATTCAATTTTATATTTTAATCGAAAATGTTTTAACCCCTTGTGCGTTTGATTGACTATTAGTGGTTCCATTGGCTCCTCCTCCGGTTTGTCCTAATGCTTGTTGTTGTTGTTGTTGCCCAGATGTCCCAGGAGCTACCCCTGATACAGATTGTTGTGATTGGATTCCTGTGGATTGTTGTTGTATTGGCATCATTCCTGCCATCGGCATAGTAGCCACGACGGGTATATTCATGGTTGGAAGTCCACTCGCCATTCCGCCACTCATAATTCCGGAAATAGATTGATTTGCTGTATCGGATACATGAGATGACATGTTTTTAGGTGATACACCATACTTTGAATTCAAGTAATTCTCAACAACTGATGCTGGTATTTGTGGAATGAATTTGCCCGCTCTGCCTCCTCGTTGGGTTCGTTGGCCTCCCTCTTGAAATATAGACGAATAAGCGGGACTGGTCGGTGTGCGTGGTGAATATCCGTCACTTTCTGGTATATTCTCATCATTTTCACCATATCTTTCAAGCATCCTTGCATTGAATGAAGCAACTGCGCCACGTACTTGGTCGGCTTGTTCATCTGCCGACCCTGGTGGAGTAGGCAGAGAGCTAGAATACTGCGGACTAGTTGGAATATACTTCCGATTACGTTGCTCTTCCATCTCAGCCTCTCGCGTCATCTCTCGGCTTATCGCATCATATTTCGCACGTTCATCCATCAATCGTGTCAGTTGAACTTTCAGACGTTCCTCTTCAGCAACATTTCCTTCCCGCTTTGCACGTTCAATTTCACCAGAAACACGTAATGTCTCTCGTTCATTTTCAGCAATACTCTTTTCATTTTCAGCGAGAGCAACATTTTCTGTTTCGACCGGATGATTTTTCGCCTTTTTCCGAAAGTACTTATCCATCAGAGAAATAATGGCAGTTACCCAGTTCAGGGGTTTACGCGTCTTACGCAATTCTGACACCATAACACCGGGTGGTATGGGTGTATCATCGGGATAAATAAGCATTTCAGATAGCCAGCCATCGGGGTATCGTGTAGGGTAGTCACCCACCCATTGACGACCACTAATATTCCATCTCTCGGTGGGTTCGCCATTTTTATCCAAAATAATAGATTCAAGAACCAGATCTTCGCCCGTTAAGTCGCTTGGAGATAATGTTCCGCCCCCCTTTCCGCGCATTTGGCGTGCGATATCCGGTTTCAATGCGAAACGCCAACCTAATCCTTGGATCCGAATGTGATGGATCACCAACAAATCATCTATAATTTCTTCAGGACGAATGTCTGGGTCAAAACTCTCACTTGCATTTGCTGCGGCTCTTAGTTCTTGAGATGACATCATTCTACGAGCTTCTTCTTCTTCTTCACTACGGCTTGGTAAATATACACGGCTACCGATTGCGGCTTCTTCTTCGTCTTCATTCGATAATCGTTCACCGAATGTAGATGAAAGTACATCTTTACGTGAATTTGCATTTAATTCACGTGGTTTCAGGCCAGCTGCCACTCTGTTTCTATCGATAATGTCATCTACACCCATAGCACCCTTACCATCCTTGAGTATCTTGTATACATTCTTGGAGTATGACATACTTGGAAGTTGATCGATATTATCTTCAGTGATGATTCGCATCTGTACGTTCATTACAATCAACTCTTGCATAAGAAGTTTCAGACAGTAAGGAATACGAACAATACTGAATGAACGGCCAAATTTTGTCATATGAATAACACTTGCACCCGCACCCGAACCACCTGATGCGGCATCTGTCAAACTGCCAGAATATTGTATTGGCCCATCTACCATCGGGCTCATGAAAAGATTTTGTGTAGGATTGTAAATTGCAATCATACCAGATTTATTACAAACCGCCATATGATATTCGTCGCCGCGAACCATTAATGATTCATTAAGAAAATGGGCAGCACCGTGTCCTAATATACCATCGCGTTCCATTTCACCAACACGAAGACCACCATCATTTGCACGTCCTTGAACCGTTTGACGCGTAAGCTGAGTTCGAGGACCCTGTGAGCGATAATTGATTTTGTCTTTAACCATTTGTTTGAGACGCATATAATATGTTGGTCCAATGTAAATATCACTTTTGATTTCTTCACCGGTCATTCCATTGTAAAGAACTTCTGTTCCAGAAGAATGAAATCCATATTCTGTTAAAACACTTCCAAACGACTGATGTTTCGTACCGTTATTAGTATATGCAGTGCAATTGCCGAACCCCCCATGAAGAACACACGCTTTTCCCATAAGTGTTTCGATAAGTTGTCCTATTGTCATACGTGTTGGAATAGCATGCGGATTAATAATAATATCAGGACGAATTCCATCTTTTGTAAAAGGCATATCTTTTTCTGGAATAATTAAACCGCATGTACCCTTCTGACCACAGCGAGAACAGAATTTATCACCTATGGATGGAAAACGCTCTTCGCGAATTCGAACTTTTCCAATTCGGAACCCGGTTTCGCCTTCAGTGATGAATACTTTATCAACAAATCCGAGTTGTCCCTTCTTTGGCATTGTAGAAACATCACGCATTTGTCCGCCATCATTATTTATACTTATTGAACCCATACCAATAACAACTTTCTTATCATCCATTTCAGTATTTTCGCGAATAAAACCGTTGTCGTCAAGATAACTGTAATCATATCCTGGTTTAATACCGATAGCACCTTCCTTCTGGATATTTGCAAAACGAGTATCTCGTTGGGCACCCCGAACGCTGCTGCTTTCTTCATGTGCTTCATACATATTATAATATGTAATACGAAACATTCCACGTTTAATGCTTGCTTCATTGAACAATATCGAATCTTCTACATTATATCCATTAAATGACATAATTGCGACGACTGCATTAAATCCACATGGATGTTCTTCATGGTTTATCAAGTCGAGATAACGGCTTTTAACGATAGGAACTTCACCATTGTTTATAACAACACCCATTTTGTCGATACGAACTTGATAATTGCTGTGGTAGAGAGACGCTGCTTGTTTCGCTTGACCACACCCGAAGACGTTACGCGCTACTGGATTGTTTTCTGGAAAACATATTTGATTACCCATAACGCCCATGAGTAGAGACGGATGAATTTCAACGTGAGTATATTGTTTTCCGTCGCTGGAAAGCACGTGTGCGCGATGGAGACGATTACTATGTTGTCTACTTCTGCTACGACGTTTGTGGTGGCTCAGGCTCTTTTTATCAGCTGCATCATCAGTTTCGCTTTCTTCACTATCATCATCTCCGCTACTACGGTCTTTTCCTTCTACAGACAATGGCCTCTCAAACTTATGGCTCATTGAAATTAACGTAGACTCTGTTTCAGACGTATCAATATACTCAATAATCGCTTGAGTTGATTTCAGTCGTCGAAAATCTTCGATTGTATTTACACGAGCAACATCCTCACTGACTTTCTGTACGGCGGATAACGCCGATGTGTCGTGTGCATGACCATACAATTCATCGATTGTATAATAATTACAATGTGATGCCTGAAACGTTGGGTCAGATTTTGTGGTAAATCCGGTCGTCATTTGTTCCCACGACGCCTTACCTTCGCGTATCATTTCAAGAATAGCATCTTTATCATAACTTGGACGACCAGTATCTTCATCAATATAGAAAATTGGCCTACACAACCGACCAGCATCAGTGAATATATGAATTTCATTACTTTTAATATCCCATCGGCAACTCACGTAAATCGGAATAAGCGCATTACGTCGATGAAGTCGAATAAGTCGCATTGTTTCTTCTGGTCGTGTTACTGCGCCTACCCACGTTCCATTGACGAAGACTTTTGTCGTATAATGAAGAAACATTCGCGTGCATTCTTCAAGGAGATACATTTTAATCACTTCACGAAGCCACTGCATCATCGGATATGCGGAACACTGATTTGTGATCCGCGTTCCAAATGCAAGATGTTTATGAAAACCAATATTTGCACCATCTGGGGAATCTACTGGGTCAATCATACCCCATTGCGACCCATGAAGCATACGCGGTTTAACAATCTTCGCGCTGCTATCCATCGGAAGGTTAATTTTACGCAGATGCGAGAGAAATGAATTATATGAAAGTCGATTGAGGTCTTGGATAACTCCAATACGTTTTGTATGGTCAGTTGCACCCCAGTTTCCTTTAAATGCCTTCTTGAAGCCGTTCTCAACGATACGTTCGCGAAAGAATTCTTGATAATTCATTTGGATAAGTCCAACAAAATTCTTCTCGTACTTCTTTGGGTCTTTAAAATATTCACGGTCCATTGCAAGGCGAATGTGTTGTTGTTGAAGTGCGTAATATTCTTTGAATAGGTCATAGATGAGTGTTCCACTTAATTCGATTCGCTTGAATTTGAAACTATCGCGGTCAGTTGGTGCGTCAATTTTGAGAGAAACTCGAAGCAACTTATACACCATATTTCCGAGAAAATATGCCTTCTGGATATAATTCGTCTCACCTACCTGTGGAAGGAAGTAATTCATCAAAATATCATGAACTTGTGGGATTGTCTTGGATTTGGTCAGCGTTGCGATGAATTTAATCGCACCTTCTTGTGTGAATATTTTGTTAGCATCATGAATGGATGGAATAAAATGGTCGAGAAGTTCAGCGTGTTCATCGAGGTCAAGCAGACAGAATTCGATAATATCGCGGTCAGAAAGAACACCGAGAGCGCGCATAACAATAAAAAGTGGAACAGGTAAACGCACATTAGGAATGTTGACAACAATTTGGTTATTGCTGAGAAGGCTCGTGGGTGCGACAATACGGACGGACAAAGTGCGTTCTGGTTTCGATGCATCCTCGCTAACTGTTCGAATATCCGCCGCATGTGTATAGATATTGTCTTCGTTATTCTCACGGATATAAAGCATATTATCCGCGAATTTTTCCTGTGAGATAATCGTTTTTTCTTTACCGTCAATAATAAAATACCCGCCATAATCATTCTTACATTCTCCCATATAAAAACGAGCCTTTTGTTCCAAACCGTGTAATATACAGTGATTGGATTGAACCATTATGGGGAAACGGCCGAGAAGAATTCTCTCCAGTGTTGCAGTTGTGACATCGATATGTGTTCCACTGCTCTCCGTATTTGGAACCGCAATTTTAAATACAACATCAACATCATAATGTATAGTAGTTCCATATGTCATATTGCGTAATCTTGCTTCATTTGGAAACATATAATGCTCTCGGTCATCGTCATAAATAATTGGTTTGCCGAAATATACTTTGTCTCCATTCTTTCCACCTAAATATAATTCACAGCGGAGATTAAACTCCTGTGTATCTGGGTCTTGTTCTTTTTGAAGAATAATCGGATTTCTCTCACGAAATATCTTGAAAATACCCTTCCCAAAAAAATCATTATACGAATCAATATGATGACGAACCATCATTTGTGGGTCATCTTCAAATAAACGCTGGATGACCTTCCAAGGCAATTCTGGGTCAGTGTCCATAGTATGTATATATTGTTACTATTATATACTTACAATTTCATAATAAATAGTATTTATGTCGGCTTTCGCAACGAATATCATGATAAGAATTTCATTATTTTATTTGCTAAAAACGAAATGACATTCCTCCAAAGGCATCATTATTCGGTCCAACAACAATCGCCACACTATGTTCATTTATATGATTTGTGTTACGAATTTCGGATGCACCAAACAATACCAATCCAAACAATACGATATAAGGAAACAGTAGAATGAACCATGAAACACTAACGTAGCCGCGTGCGCAAATAAAGTTTAAAAACCAGGTCCAGAATACAAAGATTATGATTTCCACAATAAATATTGTGGATGTATTTGCAACATTGCAGCTTACATTACCGAAACAATAATGGTGAGTATTTTGAATGTTATCAAACAGCATCACAAATAATGATACTACTGAAATGATGAAAAAAATGAATGCAGGTGTGCATAATGATTGTATTTTGTTGATAATACCGTCCATAATATATATAAAATGCGTATATATACAATACGCATTTTATTACAATATAATATAGTTTCACTTAATTTAATCTAAAAAGATTTATTATGATGTTGAGATTTGGTTGTTATTGATATTGGCTATTGTTCTGACACAATAAATCCCATCTGCGCGGGTATAATCCTAAATCTAAAAGAGGATGGTGAGAGATTGTATGATATTAGAATATGAATTCATAGAATAAAATCTCTCGTAGATGATGAAGAATAAAGAGTGAATGATAGGGTGAATGTTCTATGAAAAGTCTGGAACCGCGAGACGTTTGTCATTGCCGTTTGGATAGAACCCGCCTTTATAGCTTGAGGTTCATCACCCCAAGCGTCTTTTTCTGTAGTGAGTTGTTTTTTAACATCGGTGGTGTTCCTATATCTTTTGGTTGAAACGCGTTGTGATGAATATTTATGCCAACGTGATGTTTCAGTTATTATATCTTAAGCGGTTCTCCAATAGGTTGTGTTGTAACAGATGGTGAAACAAACCTGGTAGATGCACCTTGTAACGAACTTGCAATACTTTCTGGAATACTCGTAGCATTACGTACTTCGAGATTAATAAGTTCTGGAAGTAACTGCGCCATGCCGCCACGTTGTTCGCCAATAAACTTTCGATGATGGCTTTTACCGTGTTTTTGCCGGCGACTGTATTTGCGCTTACCACCAGATTGACTTTTCTCTACAAGATGATTGCTATTTTGAGGTCGTATCATTGTATCACTATTTAATGCGTAATGATTGCCGTTAGTAGCGTAAGGTTCAATATCACCTCCTAATTTGCTTCCAGCGGTTTGATGAGTAAGGTCACTTGGTGCCCAAGCAACACCTCCAGTCATACTGCCACCACCAGATTGACAACCTTTCTGGTGCCAATTATGCGACCTCTTATTTTTCTTCTGACTGCGACTACGTTTTTTTCCGCCATATTTGGCACGTCGTGTTTTAGTATGGTTCTGATAATGCTTTTTAGTTTTAACCATGTAGTTCTTATTATTGTATTATAAATAGAAAATAATAATAAGTCAATAGTGTTCGTTGTTTTATATAATATCCACGTGAGTAAGCATGTGTCTGCGGCAGCACATTTTTGTAAGTCCAAGTGCATCCATCACTTCACCTTCCGGTGTTTTGTCAATATATTCTGCGGTCAAGTAAATTACCTTATCAACATCTAAATCGCGCGAAAGTTTTATTTTACGCACTTCCGCTAAATAATAACGGTATTTATCGGCGAGGACCTTGCCACACGTGAAGCATTTGACTGGAATAATCATAGTTGGTTGATGGGTGTTGTATTGATATATGATAACATATTGTTTTTATATATCAATTTTAAGGTTTGTAATCTTTATTTTGGTGGTTTGAATCTGATGATGTATGTGACCGCGACCGTGACCGTGACCGTGACCGCAACCGCGACCGTGAGTGGTTGTTATCTATATTATTAATGACATAACCACCTTTTTGTGTTTTTTTACGCCTCGTCTTAGTTTTCTTTAATTTCGTCTTTGCCATCTATTATACAATATAGCCAGAATTTATAGTAACATATTAGTCTTACTCTTGAAATTTACGAACGTACGTTTCCTTCTTTCATGCAACCTCTCCCGCCAACACACTGTCCTAAATAATAGTAATATGCAATATCCCTTTCTTGATTATTCGCATCTTTTATATCAAATGGTCTAGCCGAATTCCCTGCCACACATTTACCAGGTATTGTTGCTTCAGTCGACTTACCGCTGGGGTCGGCAATATTTGCTTGTGATGTATTCAATATAACTGTAGGGTCATTATCACCTTCAAACCCCACGTATTTAGTCCATCCACAGCAGCATTTTGTTCCACACATTTGTTTTGTGGTAATCGAATTGCATGCACGCTCTAATTCTTCAGGTGATTTGTTATGCATAACACAAAACGAATCGCTGCATGTTGTATAAATTTTATCTAATTGATTTTCAGTATAAGGTGTACCAAACGCCTCTTTAAGTTCATTACGCATACTTATAATGGGGGCGGACCATGCGACATCATTCGGAATTACTCGTGAAATAGATGTATATGGTTCGATAAATAATTTCTTTTCAACCATAGCGGGTTGTGAAGATGATACAGGCGCTGTAGACCCGATACCAGTAGGATTTGTTGTTTCGCTTGCTAAATCAATATACAGTATTCCGCCTAATAAAATAAGGACAACAATCATAATCGCGCTGATATTTTTGAAAAACGACTCGCCTAAACTTGTACTTTTGAATGAGGTTACCCCACTATTTGCTGATGATGATAAAAAATCGCCGATACGGGTTGCACCTGACGTGCCATTATCTTTGATTGTAGTTAACGCGTCCGAAAATTTGTCCATAGTCTCGCTTTCCAATTACAATAGGGATAGATAATAAGGCAATTACAATCCGGTTTTTAATTTATCGGAGGGCGTTTTAGGTATAATTCGCGTCCCCTTACTCGTTTTCACTTTCACGTGTTCAACACCAGTCGAATGTATATCTCGATGACAGTTTTCACAAATAGATGCCAAGTTGGCCGGATGGTTTTTATGAAAATGTCCAATAAAATTTGCTGAATCTGCACTTTCTTGATGTTGTAAGTGGTGAACTTCTGTTCCGCGTGCCTTTTCGCATATTTCGCATAATCTTCGAAGTTTTGCTGCATTATATCTTGAGGGGGTAGCATCGTATAAAATACTTGAGGTCGGCGTTTTTGTGCTTACTCCACGATATTTCATACGTATTGTATTGGCATTTTCCAGAAAATCATCTGGAAGATGCAGTGATTTACATACTTCCAAACCATACATACTATCACCGGCTCCTTCTTGAAGCTTCCTATCATATACTAGTGTATCCGTCGCCTTGTCGTAGAACACGCGCATATGTGCAAGACGAAGACGTGGGGTCATCTCTCGGATTTCCGAATACCCGGCGATTTCGTGCATATGTGTTGCGAAAATAAATGACGCACCACTGCGGTAAAGATGTTGCAGGCCAGCTACAAATATACTAATCGCGGAATCCATTTCAGTTCCAGAGCATAATTCGTCACCTAACACAAGTGTATTCTCGTCGGCCATTCTCAAAATAACACGAAGTTCAGACATTTCCACAACAAAAGTGGAAAGACCTTTAAATAGGTTATCGTTTCCAAGAATACGTGTCATGATTGCGCGATACGGTCGATATGTAAATGATGACGCAGGAACATAAAAACCGGCCTGTGCCATAATAATCGCAATACCAATTGCACGGATAAGACTAGTTTTACCGACTGCATTCGTTCCGTACAGGAGCATACCATCGCCTCCGAGAGATATGTCGTTTGTTACATAACATTCCTCTTCGTTAATTCTCTCAATAAGGCAATGACGAAGTTCCTTTGCTTGGACAAACGATACGCCCCCCCCATGTAATCCTTCCGCTGCAATGACCGGCTTACAATACTTATATTTTCGTGCAACAAAGCACCGATTTTGTATCATATCTATCGCAGATACAAATGCAATCATATTTTCGAAATCATGATAGTATTCATGCAATGACCCAATAAACTGATAATATAAAAGCGATATCATATCCGATATTTTCAATCGCAACGATACAACACATGCACATAACTCATATATCTGTTGGCTATGAATTGTATTGTTACTTCCAGATGCTGTAGGGTAGGTAATCCCGCCAGTGTCAAACATGAATGTCCGGTTCGTATCTTTGTCTAAGACAATCGATATTACCTTTGCATTTACTGGCAATTTTTTAATACGGTCTTCTAATAGTTTTGTACGTCGCTTTGTTGCTTGGAGTGAAATACCCATTTTATCAGTTTCATGCACTTTGACATAGTCTGGTTCGGTTGCCCCTACTCCACCTCCCACACCACCTGTCGGTTTCTCACCCTCCTGTATCAACGCATTTAATAGTCGTTGTACCTCATCGAGAGATTTCTGGGCATATTTATACTCGTCCGTGAGTTTATCTAACTGTGCGGATATTCCATGCCTTATAATATTTGTATCAAATGAAGTATCGGTAATATCGCGACACAAATCAATATGCAACGTCTTATCAAACATATCCAAAAGATGTGTGCTTTTTTCAATAATATCATCCCGGATATTCCATCTCTCTGAGAGATGGCTGGACACTAACGCATCTCTCACACACACGGAATATAATTCACGAATACGTTGAAGATTATGGAATAAACAATACGTATGATACGGAATAATCTTGCGTAGTATGATATGACGGTGTAATTTTTCGATATCTTTCATAAATCCAAGTTTCTCTCGTAATATATCGTAAAAAATAGATGTGCCTGCATCCGCATCCACAGTTATGTTATTATTGCCGAGAGATAACATGTACTCTGTAATATTGTAATCTTGTTCTAACTGTTTATCATTAAACGTCGGATGAAGTAGTGCGTATTTATATGCACGAGACCCCATAGGTGTCACAGTATGATTTAATAATGATAATACTGAACTTAGACGCGAAGTTGTTGTGCCGCTACCCCCACCAAAATTTCCATCATCGATGATATTCAATTGGCGTAAGGAATGATTGGCAAGTATTAATCTATCTGACATATTCTCAAATATAGGCTCCTGTATTCTAGAAACCAAGTTGGGATTATGTTCGTAGATGAAATTGAGAAGATAAACCAGCGATTGGGTGGCAATTTCATAATTCATAAATGATTGCTCGAGAGATTTTGCCTGGCCACCTGGGTAAAATGTATGCAATACTTCCATTTGATATGTTTGTTTTGTACATCTCTCCGCTTTTAATGTAGATGTCGATGCGTTCGTATGCTCTCCAATAGTTGAAACGCGGTGAACCATCTTAGCCTGGATATTCGTATAATGAACCACATCTTCTACTTCTCTCGCCGAGAGATTGGATATCAATATTACTTCTGATGGTAGATATGATGCAATAAATCTCTCGATTTCATCGTACGTCGTTGGATTATGTGTATCCTTATTCTCTGTTTCAAAAATTGTAGACCGACCTGTGTATATATCAATGTTCGTCATTCCCATAATCAGCACCCCACTACCTCCTCCTTCACGGCTTTGCATACTCACTGTTCGAGAGATTTTCTCAATCCAAATACATGCGATGTTATTAGAAAGTGCAGTTCCTCCTCCTCCTCCTCCGCCACTGACAAGTGCGATGTCGGTTGAAAAAAATGTACCGGGTGAATAAATACCTTGTAATATACGCGTTGGTGGATTTTTCACACCGTCTTGAACATATACTACAGCAGTATAGCCTGCATCCTGTAATTTTTTCAAATACTTGTCCAGGCCATAATCACGAAATCCTGCCATTACGAACCCAGGTGTTTTATTTGCTTTCGCAAGTTCGCAAATTAAACAGAAGTCGTCGATGCGACTTCCTGTGCATGTAACGCCGCTCTCTAATGAAGAAGGTGTCGCGATTTGTCCATATACTTCAAAGAACGCACCTACCTGCAGCAATACAACCGTATTTGGTCCATATTCTGTGGTATATTTTTCGGTTAATGCGAAATACTCTTTAATAAGCGCCATTCTTATTAATGAATTTACTCAGTAAATGAAGAGTAAAATGATTATCCGTCTTATATATATTCAACAAGTTATCTTTATTATTCATTTTGATTTGCGAGAGATATGAATGCATATAGAAAGATAATATATAGTTGGGTATAATAACAAACTATTATAAATAAGATGTCGAAAATAGACCCAATATTTTATTCAGAATGTGTAAAACAAACAAAAACAAGAAATGCGTCTATTCCGGTTCTCAGATTTCCATTAGAAAAACGAAGATTATCGTACAATAAAATTGTTAATCCATACTCCTTTGTATATAATACACAAGGGTTTAGTTCGTCTAAAAATATAGACGCTGATTCCGACGCAGGTAAATATTATTATATTCACATAAATCCATACGACAAGTCGTCTTACACAACAAATATAATTAATGAGGTAAGTCCGATAATTGTAAATCCAAATATATTCGAACCCGGAATGTATTATACATATATGATTGCATGTTTAGAGCCTGACCCACAAAACACGAATAACACGCCAAACCAACCTCAACTTTATATAACAAAAACAATTAATATGTTTGAATTTGGAACAAAACATCATCAAATCATGTATAGATTAGCAACACAGAGCAAAGATTTTTTTAGTAGAACAAATAAACGCGACTTTATAATATATGCAGCTGGAGAATTGAAGTGTGAAAATGATAATACGCTTATTTTTAATTTTATATCGGGAACGTATAAAATGAAACGATATATATCAAACCGGCGTAGAAAATATGAAGAAGTTTATATTACCTATATGATGAATTCAATGGCCCCTCAATATAATAATATTATTTTTCAAAAAAGCGTATTGATAACCGATGATGTAGTTCCTTTAACTAAAAAAGAATTATCTAGATTACGGAGACACAATGTTCCAGCATTCATGTTTGATACAACAGAACAATGCAATCGGATGAAATATATGGTAATTCAAAAGAGTGGCAAACAAACGTTAACAAATGACAGCCTTCAAGATATATACAAAGATATAAGTAATATTGCTTGATTTATACATTCATCACCCGTGTAATCGTGGTTCGACAAACCGGGCATTCATTTTTCGTCATTTTAGAATAACACCCCGAGCAACAAACTTTATGTTCGCATGGAGAAAACCGGGCATTAATACGATACTGAAAACAGAGAATGCATTGATGTTTTTCATCGTCAGTTTCTTCTGGGGGTGGGAGATGCGAGATTGAGAGAACTCCGGCGTTATTCTGCGACCCTGCACCTGGCGGGGGAGGAATAAACACAATTCCAGGGTCCATTGTAAGACGGGTATAAAACCCGAGATAGCCTGCACGCGCATATTCGTTATCACATATCCGCACTCGTGACCGAAATTCGTCATTTTTCTCGTAATAGACGCTATTATTTTCATTACGAGATATATTAAATACTATATTCGGTGAGATATTTGCAACATCGATTGTCACTATTTGATTTTGTAAAATACGGTCATTATTTTCATATGCATATGGTATTGTTCCACGCGACATATACGACTTCTTAATCGTTCTATGTTTATCGTACATGAAATCGCGATATGCCCATATTTGATACGAACGAGCCGACAGCCAATTTGCCCGAGACATTGAAGGATTATCTACGATAAACACCGATATATCGTTTAAATCCATGATTGGTATCGATTTTGCTTCATTTTCCATTGTGTCATGTATCTCTCGCGTGATGGTAATATTATTCGCGAGATTATTTCTGAGACCTACGCCTATTTCATTCCCGATATCCATACCATCATTACGTCTTGGTATATGTTCTATACGTGCAATATATGTTGGTAAGTATGGGTCGTTATCTGGGCGATAGACAATATATTCTCTCGTGAGAAACGGCCTCTCTTGATAGTAATCATGCCGCTCTTTATATTCTGCATAAGCATCACGAATTGCGGGGATTACATACGATACAGAAGATGTCCATTCATTATCACTTCCTGCTTTACGAATACAAATATCCATTATAAATATTTCTCAACTATATTTCATATCATATTCGGTTTATGTTATTTATCATCCCTCTTCATACATGTGTAATAACTTAAAACTAAATTGTTATACATATTATTAATATAGTTTTAGTTACATAATAAAATGTACAATATGCGTAATAATAAAATTAACATGATAACGCTTGATGTTCGTATTTCATGCGATACATTCGGGAATTATAATTTCAATATTCCCATTCGAATTGATGAGTATTATAATCCAAATGCCCGAAATATAAATATTCGTAACGATGACCACCATTGGTCAAATGCATGCGATATTGGAAATATTGGACGAAGCGACCCATCATTTCTTCGTTTGGAAGGATTTCTTGTAGATTATGTAATTCAGTTCATTTACGACGACCTTGTTCAAAAGCGTCAGAACCGGGATATACCTATTCTTTTAAAAAAGGCAAGAAAATTTCACATTCATGGTCGTACATTGGAGGACCTATTATTTCCATCGAACAGCACCAATGACCATATGACGGCTGAAAATATTGTATATATATGCACACATTGCTAATGATTATTCATTAGTTCCACTTGACATAAAATTATGCAACAATACATCTTTGTTTGTATTTTTAACGTCACCTGTTAAAATAGCATCTTCATACATGCGTCGTAATACATCTGGTGGAGCATTTGACCCGATTTTTAGCAAATGATGGTCATATAGATATTTCCTTATTTCACCAATTGTTTTTTGTTTTAATGTAAGATGTTGGCTCTGGATATGCCGCTGTGTCTGTTTATTTTTTAACAACACACCGACAACATCATCGTGTTTTCCAATACGAAATCGTTTTTTATGTGTCTTGCGAATTTTTACACGCATTCCTGCAACTTGTTCTGGGTTAATGTTATTCAAACTGTTAGACAATGAATTAGGTTCTTGTGTTTGTTGTATCTCTTGACCTTCACCACCTCCACCGCCAATTTGAGGATTACTCGTTATATCATCATTTGATACTGTTTCACCACCGAACATATTTTTCACTGTGTCAACTGGTTTTTTCAAAATATTTGTAGCCCATTCGCGAAATGTCGGTTTCTTGCCATTTTTAAGACATCCATGAGGCGGTTCTTCTTTTATAAAAATAGATGGAAGATAGTCTTCTGGTTTAGTAGGAATATGTAATGGAGGTTCATCTTTTGTTTCACTAACAACTGGTACTTCAGTTACTGCAGCGACTGTATTGTTATACATTTCGGCCAGTTGTGTAAGTTTCGGCGGTTCAGTAATAAGAGATGTTGGAATAGACGGAGAAACAGTATCAACGTTAGAAGTTGCAAAGGACATGGGAATATTATTCATGGACGTTGTTGCGGGAACAGATATTGGCATTGGACCTAGTGATATCATTGGTGCAACATGATTAACAGCGTCAGATATTGTAGCGGCAGACGACGATATGGAATGTGAATGTGGTTGGACAATTGTATTTACTACTGGCAAACCCAATAATCCAGTATTTGTTAATATTTCACCATGGTGTAATGTTTGTGCTACCTGATTCAACATCTTAGCTTCTGGTGTTTTAGCTTCTGGAAGAGTGCCAATACTATTGCTACTACCGAATGACCCTGTCCCAGACAATGACCGTTTTTGGGTCATCTGCTGGCGCCGCTTTAACGCTAATTTACGTAGAAAATCAATAGACTGTGTAAAATTATCATTTGACATTTCAGCCGGTTTAGAAGATACAATGTTTGATGATGTATTATTTTTGTGTTCATCTTCATTATGATATCGTGAATCTCTCGACCTCTCTCTCGTTCTTTGATGTTGTTTAATTCTCTCGAGAAGAGTTTTTTTAAGTGTACTGGGTTGTACGATTGAATTTGGTCGTATTTTGCGTTCTCCGCTACCACTATTCTTATTCGACCTTCTTTTTGACTTATTCATATTACTGCTTCCACCCATCAACATGTTAGTGTCGATTGTAATACTTTTTTTTTCACTCATTTTTTGAATTACAATGAAGTTCTTATATATAACTTATAAGATACTACGAGTATATATTTATAAATATAACGTCTTCATTAAAGGTCCGCCACCTCCGCGTTCTTTTCTTTCATTTACTTCAGGATTTTCCGTAAATAATTTGAAACCATTTTCTAAATCTGCGAATGTTATCACTTTCTTCTCAGAATTAGGAAGACAAAATACACGACGACTGTGTGCAATTTTAGTTTTCGTGAATAATGTTTCCATGTCTCGGCCATATGTCGTAAAATAATCCATTCGGGATGCAAACCATGTCTCTGGAAGAACATCCGTCGTTTGTTCAATTTTCATTATTTTCCATCCGTAATCACGAACCTGTTTTTCATAGATTGATTTCAATTCAGACGGCTTGTATGGGTCTAGTTTAAATCGCCACGTAAATCTCGAGTTCAACCCTTCATTTAAACTAAAAAAACAGTCATTGAGTTCTTTTTCGTAACCAGCAATAATAACCATCCAGTTATGTTTATGTTCATTAAGTGCTTCGCATAATGTGTCAATACATTCCTTCGCAAAACTATCGCGTTTTTCGGAGTTGCCAAGTGAATACGCTTCATCAATAAATAATACACCACCAAGCGAAGCCTTAATCATATCCTTTGTTTTAATTGCAGTTTGCCCTAAATATCCCGCAACAAGGTCATTCCGACTAACCTTTTTAAAAATTTTCTTATTTAATATACCAAGGTTACTAAAGATACGACCAATAATTTTCGCAACTTCGGTTTTACCAGAACCAGGTGGACCATATATCACGGTATGCATAAAATCGCCCTTGGTGGGTAATGCGAAATCGTCAACGCCGCCATTTGACCAAGGATTTTTTTTGATATTGAAAGGTAAGGTGGGTGAAGCAGAAGCAGGTATAGATGATGACTGAAATGCCGGGAACGGTGCCGGGAACGGGGCCGGAAATGGCGATGCAAATGGATTAAACATCGGCTTTACTAGGTCTGGGTTACTCGATGATATAGTATTATTCTTCGTACTTCCATCATTATTTGTATTTTGTTGGTCTGTTTTTTTTGGTTCAGGAATATGTAAATCTTGTAGATAATACAAAATTTGGTCAACCATCGTACGTTTGATTGTATCCATACCAACCATATTTGATAAATCAGTTAATGGTTCACGTATTGCATGTATCGCTGACATATTGATATTATATTTCGTATCGTCCGCTAGTGGATATTTGTCACAAAGCGCAATAAGGTCATCAATATGTTCTATTTTTTCACATATTTCTATGGTTTTAATCATGGGCGTGGTCGTGGTCGTTGATGACGCGGTACCATTCGGAGGATTGGCTGACACATGAGTATTAGTCTGTTCTGAAATCGATGAATTATCTACAATCTTAATTGGAAAAATAGATGTCCATAATGTCGGTAATGTATTCGTGTTTGATAGCAATGACGTTGACGTTGATGGAATAAACGGGTTAAACGTCATATTCATAAAAGGGTTCGCGTTTTGATGTGCAGGCTTAGAACTGTTAACAGAATTAGATACAGTTTTATCTGGATTAGGTGCAGGAGGTTTAACTAACGGTTCAGGAGGAGAAGGTGTAAAACTATAGATACCATTGTCATCGATATATGAATACGGTGTTTTTGTTTTATGAAAATAATCATGCAACTGTTGTTCCATTTTTGCCACTTGTTTTATATTTTCATTTCTATCTTTTTCATATTGTTTCAATAATTCTTGGCGTATGTCGCAAGCATTTGCGCCCGCACCTTCAATGCCCTCTGGCGTACCCGAGTGTTTCATTTTTTTATTTGCATTTTGTCTATTTCCTTCAATATTTACACCATCATGTGTTGACGGGTCCACATGATAATACCACCGACGTTTTCTTCTATTATAGTTTCGTTTATTGTTGTTGTTGTTGTTGTTGTTGTTGTTGTTGTTTGAATTATTCAATGACATTGTATAAGGTATTGTGATGCTACGATACCTTTAAGGTAATAGAATTAACAAAGAACGGTTTATATCTGTTTAGGTATCACGAACTACGAAGAATATCATTTGAAAACAACATAAAAATAAATTGAAAATACAATATAGCTTACCCGGATATATATTAATCAGGGTCAAACTTAACATTATTGTTATTCAACATGCCAAAACTTATTCGAAAGCAAAAGTCATCCATAGCTATAACAGAAGTTGGAAAGATAGCCGCTGCCGAACCATATGAGGAAACGCACAATACAATCAATAACAATAATGATGCCCACAGTAATGACAATGAACAAACGCCCAAATATGAAGATTTAAACCCGCGTTATACCAAAAATTGCGACACCCATTTCCGACCAGACGAAGAAAGTACCTTCGACACAAATACAAATTCAGAAACAACAATGACCACTCTTTGTGACAAAGTTCGCAGCCAAATCGGAAGCTATATTGAAGAACCATGGACAATTATTGGTTCGTATTTCAAAGGAAAACATCTTGAACAGCTTGTTCGTCATCAAATTGAGTCGTACAATGACATGGTGAACGTGCAATTGAAACGAACCGTTGATATGTTCAACCCAGTGAAGATTTCCTCTGACCAAGACTACGACAAAACTACCCACAAATATCGTTTGGAAGTCGAAGTCAATTTCACGAATTTGTACTTATCTCGTCCTCAAATACACGAGAATACTGGCGCAACCAAAATTCTATTTCCACAAGAAGCACGTTTGCGAAATTTCACATATGCATCAATGATGACAGTGGATTTGAATGTCAAATATATAGTGCGCTGTACTGATGGTGGGGAGTCAAGCGCAAATGGTGGAACTGGTGAACAAGTAACTATTCATCACAAGGTTTTCCCCAAAATTCAAATAGGAAAGATGCCAATTATGTTAAAATCCTGTATTTGCGTATTGACACAGCACAAGCATCTTGACCATAATGTAACGGGTGAGTGTCCTTATGATGCTGGAGGTTATTTCATTATTAATGGCAGTGAAAAGACAGTCCTTGGTCAAGAACGCGCAGCAGAAAATAAGGTATTGTGCTACAATATTTCGAAGAACAACAACAAATGGCGATATGTTGCGGAAATCAAATCGATACCTGATACAAAGTGCATTTCACCGAAGCAAATTAATATGATGGTGGTTGCAAAACAAAATGGATTTGGACATCCACTCGTAATTCAAATTCCACGAATGAAGCAACCTATTCCATTATTTGTCGTGTTTCGCGCACTTGGTGTATTATCTGACCAAGATATTTGCGAATACATTGTATATAATATCGGAAATGCACATACAGTAACGGATGACAGCACTGATGATGCAGTTAAAATCAGTGCAAAACTCTTGGCCGCACTTCAAGCGTCGATTATTGATGCCAATGGAATTATGACACAAGAAGATGCAGTTCGTTATTTCACATCACAAGTTATATTTACACCTATCAATATGGACAAAGAGAGCGGAGCAATGAAGAAGCGTGAATTTGCACGCGAGGTCCTTCATAATGATTTGTTCCCACACTGCAATACGGATCAACAACGGATATTCTTCCTAGGTCATATGGCAAACAAATTACTTTGCGCATTCTTTGAGTTCAACAAACAGGATGACCGTGACTCATATCTTAATAAACGCGTGGACCTCACTGGCGCGCTTCTTAATAACCTATTTCGGAATTATTTCAACAAACTTGTAAAGGACATGTCCAAACAGGTGGTTCGCGAAATCAATACAGGTTCATGGCGTTCTACTGAAGACTATTTGAGTATCATCAATGATACGAATATGTACAAAATCATCAAATCTACAACCATTGAAAATGGCTTGAAGCGTGCATTATCGACAGGTGATTTCGGCATTAAAAGTATGACCAGTAACAAGGTTGGTGTAGCTCAAGTGTTGAACCGTCTTACATATTCGTCTAGTCTCAGCCATCTTCGTCGTTTGAATACACCAATTGATAAAAGCGGTAAGCTAGTTCCTCCACGTAAGCTGCATAATACGTCATGGGGTTTTCTTTGCCCGGCAGAAACTCCAGAAGGTGGAAGTATTGGTGTTGTAAAGAATATCAGTTGTCTTAGTCACGTGACTATTCATAGTAACCCTGCGTCATTACACACATATATTGATGAGTATATCGAGAGACTAGAAACATTGAAACCTCGCGATACATACCGACAGGTAAAAGTATTTGTCAATGGAACCTGGGTCGGAATTACGCGCGATCCGATGCGATTGTATCGAGAATTCAAGTTGAAGAAATGGCGTGGTATTATCAATATTTATACATCGGTAGTGTTTGATTATCCAAATTCTGAAATTCGGATATGTAATGATGCAGGAAGGATGATGCGTCCATTGTTGCTCGTCAATCAAGAAACAAATGAACTTCATATTACACGTGACATCATAGACCGGATTGCTGCAAATGAGATAGGTTGGGATGACTTGCTGACGCATATATGCTGTTCTGATATGACTACTACTACCACTGATGCACATGGTGTAATCGAGTATATCGACCCGGATGAGCAAGCATTTAGTATGATTGCAATGCGCCCCCATCATTTATGTCGAAATGAAACTGAAACAACCAACCCGTATATTTACAAATATTCGCACTGTGAGATACATCCAAGTACGATTTTCGGAGTTTTGGCATCATGTATCCCATTCCCTGAGCATAATCAGGCACCAAGGAATACGTATCAATGCGCCATGGGCAAACAAGCTATCGGCATTTACGTCACCAATTACCAGCGCCGCATGGACAAGACTGCGTACGTTCTAACTTATCCGCACCGACCTCTTGTAGATACTCGCTTGATGCAAATGATACAACTTGCCGAAATCCCATCTGGCGCACCGCTTATTGTTGCCATTATGTCATATACTGGATATAACCAAGAAGACTCGGTTCTCGTAAATCAAGGTGCGATTGACCGCGGGATGTTCTCCGCCACGATTTATCATACAGAGAAGGATGAAGACAAGAAAATCAATGGAGATGAGGAAATTCGATGCCACCCGGATGCATCAAAGACGAAAGGAATGAAATTTGGGAATTACGATAAACTCAATCAACGCGGTGTCATGTCAGCTAACACATTCATCGAAAATCGCGATATCATCATGGGAAAGGTTATTCCAATCAAAGACAATCGAAATGACCCGACCAAAATAGTCAAGTATGAAGACATTAGTCGAGTGTATCATACATCAGAAGAGTGTTACGTTGATAAAAGTTATATTGATAGTAACGGCGAAGGGTATTGTTTCTGTAAGGTCCGCGTTCGTGCATTCCGAAAACCGGTTATTGGCGATAAAGTGTCCAGTAGAATGGGACAGAAAGGTACAATCGGTAATATCATTCCAGAACGGGACATGCCATTTACAAAAGAAGGAATTCGTCCCGACATTATTATTAACCCACATGCAATTCCTTCACGCATGACAATTGGACAACTGAAAGAGACGTTGCTTGGAAAGGTTCTTGTCAATCTAGGATTGTTTGGTGACGGAACATCATTTGGTGAATACGATATTAAAGATATTAGCAAGGAGCTCTTGAAAGTAGGTTTTGAAATGAATGGAAATGAAATGTTATATAATGGACTAAATGGTGAACAAATCAAGTCGGATATCTTCATTGGACCGGTATTTTATCAAAGGTTGAAACATATGGTAAACGACAAGCAACATAGTCGTTCGATTGGACCAATGGTTAATTTCACACATCAGCCAGCGGAAGGTCGTAGTCGTGATGGTGGATTACGATTTGGTGAAATGGAGCGTGATGCCATGGTGGGGCACGGTGCATCTCGTTTTACGAAAGGACGTATGTATGATTGCTCTGATAAGTATGAAGTGCATGTTTGCCGAAAGTGTGGGATTATCGCATCATATAATACTGAACGAAGCATTCACTTTTGTAAGACCTGCGACAACCGCGCAGATTTTGCGTTGGTTCAGATACCTTATGCGTGCAAGTTACTTTTCCAGGAACTGGCGACAATGAATGTTGCACCGAGAATTATCACCTAATAATCGTGCCGCGGTTTTGCAAATACACATAATAATGAGATAACGATAAACGCGCAGGATATAAATATATTTTTTATCTAGTATCTATAGAACCTTCATATCAACAATGGAAACACATACCTCGGAATTATCATTTGCTTCAATTCCAGTAGACTCCAAAGTCGCGCCGATAGTGGTTGCAGGTGCTGCATTTGTCGGTAAGACAATTGCTGGTGGTGTTATTGGCGGTGCGGCATCATGGGGTGTTAATCGTGTTCTTGATAATCGTTTCCCACAACGGAAATAAAAAGATAATAATTCAACATTATATTATACAAGAATATATATTTTATAACTTATAATATATAATATATATTACAATATGAATTTTACTTTAGGCGGTGGTGTAAAAGGTGTTTCCCCTCATCCTGTTTCAAATGGAACATTAAAAGGTAGTTCTGAATTAGAGACAATGCGTTTTATGCTCCGAAAGGCATGGAATGGTACTGCTGCCAGCAAAAACTATAACGGTCGTGCGCCGGCAGCTACACCATTTCGTATTGTGAATAATGCAGGTGATTACCTTTCACGTGAGTATTATAGTTCTGGTGGTTCAAACCAGGTTACAACTGCAAAACAAAGTATTACTTCGGGTTGGCGCGGTTTAGCTGGTGGAGTTCATGTTCAAACTGACGGCACTGGTATTCCTTCTGCGACCTGCAATACCAAGTTTGTTTATGATGGTTCGGATTATACCAAATTTCGCAAACAAATGGCAATGAACCGTAACTATAATGACCCAGGATTTGGAGGGGCAAACAACGCAGCTCAGTCAGCGATACGAGCAATTCGCCGATAATGCTATTTAGTTATTAGAATGCTATATGATAATCATCCTTTATCATATATCAAAATATACGAAACATGCACCTATTCAGCGAAATTTAGGTGGAACAACATATCCTTGTGAACGCGCACGAGAAAGTGCATCACGAACATCATTGACATTCGGCGCCTTGAACTGTAGATTATCAGTTTCTTTAATTCGCAATGAACTTTTACCGATTGCTTGCAACTTAAGACGTTCCATTCGAGAAGATGCATCGTGCCGATTATAAATAAGTTTTTGTTTTGTGATTTGACCTGCGGTTGCAGTGTCTGTAATTCGTGGATAAAGTGTCCGCATATAAGCAGCGCGATTACTAGAGAAAGTAGAATCGTCGGCAGAAGGATAAAACTTTTGCGGCATTGCTCCTGTTTGTATGGTAAGAACCGGCATCATCGCCTTATATGTCAAACCCAGGCGACGAACTGATAGTGCCATTCTTAATCCGTCACCAGAGTAGGCTGATAATGTTACTCCTTTATTGTTTGCAACACGTTGCCATATATTCACATTCGGGTCAGCATATGTCAATACTGTAATTCCGTTTATGATAACCGTCCATGTATTGGCGGTGTTCTTGTTATAAATCACCCGAACAGGATACCAGGTATTTTCACCGGTTCCTCTTGGTCCGGGTGCGGTAGTGCTTTTTAGAACAGCAGCTCCGCTTGTATTTAATATATAGACACCTTGCCCTGATAATCCGTTATT